GGCGACGTTGTGCCGATACCGACATTGCCAGACGAATCAATAATCATCCGCTCCGAACCGGCAGTATCAAAACGAATCTTATCTTCATCCGCAGACTCCTCAACCTGAATCTTCGTATCCTCATCCAAATCCGTAATAAAAGGAGACGCAGGCGGCGAAGCACCAACCTCAACCCAAAACGAATCATAATACACAAACGTCCTACCAGTATCAGACTCATACCAAATCTGACCAGTAGCAGGAGAAGACGGAGCCGTATCAGACACCGTAGCATTCGCAGAAACATCAGACCAAGTTAACGTACCAGAACCATTAGTCGTAATAACCTGATCCGCAGAACCATCCGACGTAGGAAAAGTAAACTGACCAGTAACGGCCAAAGACGTGGCAGTAAAAGCATCATCCGTCTTCAGAGTATCAGCAGCAGACCTATAAAGCGTCGTGTCACCAGTGGCAGAACCAGAACCCCAAGTAATCTTACCGCCCGCATCAATATTGATACGATTCTGTGAATCACCATCCACATTAGCGGCGAGAGCCTGCGAAGAAGCAGACCCCAACTCATCAATAGTTATAGGAGTTTTGAATTTTCTTGCCACGGCCTCAACCGATCCTTAAGACAGTGTGCCCTCAAGCACAACAGTAGTACTTCCCTTATTGTAGCATAAGAGGTGGGGCTGGAACTACAACCAGCCCCACCCCCTGTCGGGTAATCGCCTGCACGGCGGAGTAACTACTGATCCCAACTGTCGTCTGGACCCGTAGCGCCACGGTTTGTTTTCCCGTGACATCTTATCAGCCAATGATAACGACCCGGAGAGCGTTAGTGGCTGGGGCTGAGGAGAACGTCAATGTTACCTCGTTTGTACTTGTGCGGTCAACATCACAGATTACGGTTTCCTTCGTGGAAGCATCATAAACTTCCACAACAACATCGTCGGTGCCAAGGTTGTGTGTGACAGCAATAACGGTATCTGAGTTATTTCCAATAGTCGCCGCATGGCGGGTCATGAAACCAAGGTTAGTTTTTGCACCGGCAGCATCCGAAGCGCCAGTACCACCGTGGGCAACAGCAATATCGGTTGCCTGCCATTCACCAGTAGCAATCGTACCAATCGCTGTAATGTTGGTCTGTGATGCAGTGAGAACAGTACCGGTCAAGTCGCCGGTTACGTCACCAGTCAAGTCGCCGGTTACGTTACCCGTAACATTACCTGTCAAGTCGCCGGTAACAGCGCCTTCAAGAGTGCCTACAACTAGCGTAGCCGCAGTGTAGCCAGTCCCACCAGTGTTGACCGTCGTCGTCGGAGCAACCTGAGAATCTACGAACAGTCGGAACTTACCGTCTGAAGCGTCACGGAAAAGACCAGCGTACAGGTCTTGCGAACCAGAAGTGTCATAGAGGCCGTAGAAACCGATGTCAACAGCGTCAGCACTATCGTTGCCGCTAGCAAGAACAATCAGCGGGTCTTCAACAGACAGCGTAGCAGTATCAATCGTTGTCGTTGTTCCGCTAACAGTAAGGTTGCCAGAAACTGTAACATCATTGAAGGTTACGTTATCGCTCGTACCAACGGCCTGACCAATCGCAACCGTAGGTGTCTGGCCTTCACCAGAAGTAACAGAAACAGAAACACCTGTACCAGCAACCAAATTCTGAACATAGTCGCCTGTCGTGTGTGTACCAAGGTCAACACTGTCATTAGCCATTGCGGTAGTAAGCGTAATATTGCCAGTACCGTCGAAGGATACGCCCGTGGCAGTAACATCACCAGAAAGAGCAATCGTGCGACCAGTCTCTAACGCAGTTGCCGTACCTGCATTGCCAGACACATCGCCTGTAACATTCCCAGTCAGGTTGGCCGTAACAGTGTTAAATGTTACATCGGCTGTGGTTCCAACATCCTGACCAATCGCCACGGTGAGCGAATCAGAAGAATCATTAGCCGTGGTAGCAACGCCAGTACCGCCAAGAATGCTTAGCGTGCCACCATTCAGGGCCACGCTAGCGGAAGTACTACTATCGTCAGTGAAGGAAAGGTTGGTAGAAATCGAAGCAGTGCTGACAGCCGTCAAACGACCCTGAGCGTCAACAGTGAACGTAGGGATAGCAGTGGCAGAACCATACGAACCTGCCGAAACAGCAGTGTCCGCTAGGTTAATAGTAACAGCACCGCTAGTACCGCCACCAGAAAGACCAGTACCGGCAGTAACGCCAGAAATGTCACCTTCCTGAAGGTTCACCCATGACGTACCGTCGTAAACCTTAAGGGCATTATCACCGGTATCAAAGTAAACTTGACCGTCTTCAGGAGATGAAGGAGCGGTGCCAAGATTCTGAATCTTCGCATTCTGCAATTCATTCTTATTTAGGTCAAGATTAGTTAAGAATTTCTGAGCCATTACCTCTCCGAACTCATGTTAGGTATGCTTTACCCGCAAATGCTGATTCAAACGAAACAGTCACACTACTTGTACTATTATATGATACCGTACCAACAACGACTGTACCGGCAGAATCGACAACAGTTACAGAGGGAAAACCATCTAAAGTATGGGTAATGTCCCACGAACTAGACGCAGATGCCTGATTGTGCGTAAACCTTTTAGGAATTAAAGGTAAAGGATCGCTACCCCACGACGATTCACCCTTAGGCCCCCACAACTCACCCGAAGACGTATTGATATAGAAATCGCCCTCAGTGCCCAAACTGTCGCTAGGGCTAGAAGCAGCATAAAACAGGTTAGAAGACGCACCTGCATCATTAACGAAAGTCGAAGCAACTACAGTTACAGAATTAGCCGTAGTCTCTGAAATGGATACAGCATTTACAATGTCTTCAACTGTTACCACGTAATCTGCCATAACTACTCCACAATAAAATTACCCTTAACTAGTCGCAAAACAGCATTTTTAGAACCTGTGGAATACAACTCCAAATCATACACATGGTCACCGAGTTCTAAACCATTTGTCTCTTCCGCTGTAAGGCTCATAGTTATTTTAGCATTTTCTGTGTCATGTTGAAGTCTACCATTTTCAGTTGTTAACTCAATTAGTGGCGAATTAGCAGACACGGTTCTCCGTACCTGCATACGGGAACCCCAATAAGTTAAAGACGCTAACTCGTTATCAGGATTTTTTATAGTAAGCGACGTGGAAAAACTGGAACCCTTCGTGCAAATAATATCTAAACTTCCCGCAGTCATTCGATCACACCCCCAGCAATATAGTCATCCGCAGCCATAATCATACCACGAGCAACCCAATCAGGAAGATTATCAGAAGTCACAACCATTAAATGCGGATCACCATTCTCACCAATAATTTCACCAGCAAAAATAAAATGACCCAAAACACCAGTCTCGCCACGAGCAGCAAAAACGTTAGACACCAACTCGTTAACCATGTCATCAGGTTGAGTGTGTAAGGTCGTGGCATCAGAAGATTGACTGTCCTCCAGAGCATCCGCCAACAACCCTAACAGATCGTCAACATTGTCGTCATCACCACGTTCACTCCAAGGCACAAAATCTTCTGACATTCCAGACTCCTATTCTTCTAAAGTACGTAGCCGCATCAGTTCCTGCTGCAAATCAGAATTCTTCTGCTCTAACACAGTGACTTCTTCCTGCAAATGATGAGTTATGTAACGTAACCTGTTGTTTTCTTTTCTCTGTAACGCATATTCTATCCGACTTTGCTTCACTAAATCCAGCCACACGAAATCTTGAGCAGCATCAACCTCCATGTTCAACTTTTTGGTTTTGCGCTGATTTGTTAAAACAATTGCCGTCAATGTCACCCCTGAACCCACCAGAGCGGGCACAGTCATGTTTAAGAATTCTATCCACATTCTGTTCTCCTCTCATAGTGGCTCCTTTCGGAGTATTAAACGTAATCTAAAGTGACAATAAGTGTAGGGCCGATGTTGACGCCAAACGCTGTGTACCCTGCTGGCCAAAAGTTCCAATAGTTAGCCTGCTCAGCATAAGTTGCAGAACCGTAATGAGCCAATCCGCCCGTTGAAGAACCATTGTTTGTAGTATGTGATAAACATAAAGCGTTGCCATTCTTAACGTGATCAACAAGGTTTTGCCGGTTGCTACCAAGTTCAATACCGCCTGCTGCAACACCACCGGGGAAACTGCCGGGATCACCGCCCACAAACTCACCACGATACAAAAAGTTATCAGAATAATTCACAGACCCCGCCGAAGAACCAGAACCCGACCAATTCTTACTAGCATAATAAGTAAAGTTACAGTAGCCGGGATTGGGGTTCGTCGCCGTATAAGAGCCAGTGTATCGCCCAACATACAAGTTACCGTAACCTGAACCAAAGCCACCATCATTCCAACGCTGAACATTAAAGTAGGCTGACTTTACTACTGGGCGAACAGACATTCTGGATGACAAAGACACACCAGAAGTGTCGTTGGTGAACTTCACTAGACCATACCAAGGGTACGCTGTTATGTACCGGCTAATCTGCGGATAATCAGCGCCACCCTGACCACCGCTAGTTTTCCAAGACGTTCCACGACCGGCCTTTGAAGCACTAGCAACAAAGTAGTAGGTTACAGGATCAGAGCCTTGATGAAACTGACGGTAACCGCCTCCAACTTTAACGTAGCCCCCAATAACAGGGCTACTATAGTTGCTGTTTTGTTTAAGGAATAGGTCAGCATTAGGAACTGTTCGGTAAGTACCACTAATCTTAACTTTTGCAGGCATCCTTACCTCCCTTACGAGTACTGGAGATAGATAGAGCCGTTGGGAGCGCCGTCGCCGTTATTGGGGTTGCCTGTGCCGTAAGTAACCCAGTAACCGCCGCCACCCGTGCTGTTTGTGTACGTACTTCCCTTAGGAGGGAAGCGTCCATCAAGGTCACGGGTACCTATACCAGTAACATGGCCACGGGCGTCAACAGTAATGTCTTCGATAACAACACCGTTATCGCTGCCGCCGTAGAAGCCGTCTAATGTAGAGGTGTCTGAGTGATTGATAGTAACACCTGCACCTTCTGAGCCGGACCCGGAAACTGAAATACTTGTACCGCCAGTTATTGTAGCAACGTAGTTACCTGTGGTTTGCGTACTCAATGCAACAGCATTATTAGCAATCTTGGCACTAGTAACAGCATCGTCTTGAATCGCAGCCGTATCGACAGCATCGTTAGCCAACTCGGACGAACCAACAGCATTAGTATTAATCTGAGTCGCAGTAATAGAGTTATTGGTAATATGATTACCGTCAATCTTACCAAACGCTAAATTGCCAGAACCATCACGACGCAGAACCGAATCTGTCCCTGCTGTAATTTCAGCAAGCGCACCAGACCCCGTACCAGCCTTACCTAAAATACTGTAACCGCTAGCGTTCTGCATCTTAGCGTAACTAACTGCGTCGTTCGCAATCTGGTCAGTCGAAACCTGAGCAAACGTCAAATTGCCTGATGCCCCACGGCCCAACACCTGATTCGTAGAAGCAGTCAACTCCGACAAATCGCCAGTAGTGCTATCAACACGAGCAAGAATACCGTGCGCAGCGACCTGCTCAATCTTACCCAGAGTGATATCATTAGCCCCAATACGAGCAGCGGGCAACGTGCCCGCAGTCAACTTAGATGCGTCTAAATCTGAACCAAGTTTAATATTCGTAATAGCACCAGAACCAATCCTAGCAGCAGGCAGCGTGCCAGCAGTTAACTTAGAAGCATCCAAATCGCTACCAAGTTTAGCGTTAGTGACCGCACCAGAACCAATCTTACCTTCAGTAACAGCACCAGTAGCAATTTTGCCTGTAGTCACAGCAAGATCATTAATCTTCGCTGTCGTAACAATACTGTCATCCAAAGCGTGCTTGTGATTAGCAAGAGCAAAAGTAGTACCAGTACCGTCAGACGTAGTACCATCAAGAGAAACTACCGTACCAGACTCGTTGATGTTAAACCAGTCAACACCGTTAGAGTACTTGAGGATACCGGCGCTGCTGTCAGTGCTGGTGTAGTAGAAGTACCCGTTCAAGTCGGTGTCAGGTTGTGACTCCTCAGTTGTAACGAAACCAGCCGCACGGGTCTTCAAGACCTGATGTGATTCAGTCATCTGGTCACGAGTAAAGGGGTCAGTAGCCGCACTCCATTCATAAATTTCAAATCGTCCGGTCTTATTAAGAGCCATAAAAACGCACCTCCTCCGTATATTGTACTACGAAATTTGAGTATCCAACAGTGTAATTTCGGCGTCAGACAGGTATCTATCAAACATACCGAACTCTGCAAGCCCGAACCGTGGGTTGAACTCGCTGGCTGCACCTTCACCAATCACTCCCAACGTAATCTCGTTAGCAAAAGCGCTCGTGTTGCCAGTAGCAGCAGTGTCTTGCTCTGTCCCGTCAACAACTAGACTGAAGTTTCCTTCAGGGTCACGACGGACAACTACAGAATGCCAACTTCCATAACTAGTTTCTTGCCATTCAACACGCTCAACTACAGAACCTTGGGTAAAACTTGCCTTCAGATAGTCGTCTTCAAAATAAATTGTTAAACCATCGCTGTCCGATGTGTGCAACTTAAAAATGTCGTAAGTGCCGGAGTCCCAGAACCTTCTAATCTGCATGGCTACAGAGAACGGCATGTGCGTTTCAAACTTGATGGGGCGGTGAATCTTAGGCGAGCCTTCAAAAACATGAATTGAATCTTTGTTGACCAACTGGCTAGGAGCGTAAGCAACAGACGAAGCAGGGAACGTCCGAGTCAGAGTCCACGTGTTATTTGAATCAACTGAGTCGGCACCAGTCGTGTCGCCCACAGCAATCGTGGTAGGTAAGAACTTCGCCACCTCGGTAGCACTCTCTTCCACGCTAATTTGCTTAATCGAAGAGCCAGCATAAGTTGTAGAACCAGTATATGTGTCTTGGGCGTCAATCGTAAGAACACCGGACCCGTCTGTACTCACTGCATGAGAATATTCAGTTTCAGTACCATCCGCAACAGTGTACACGGTGACTTTAACATCGTGACTGGTAGAAGCCGTCAACCCATCAATACTTAAAGTATCGCCACCACTAGCAGCATGACCGTAGTACCAAAAGTTTGTTGTGCCGCCGATTCTCCGCATCGCCAAAATATCCAAATCGTTTGAACTTGCCTCATTAACAGTAGTCGTAAGGTTCGTGATGCCGTCAATAACAGAGTTGAATGAAGCACTGTAGACGCTAACACCGCTCAAGTCAATATCGACCGTTGGGGAATACGTGTAGTATCCAAAGTTTGATGTTGCCCCACCATCCACGTAGGCATGAGCAGACGCCGAAGTGTCCGAATCTCCACCAAACGAAATGGGAGAAGAGAAAACCATCACTCGGCTCACAGCACAAGAGGCAGGACCAGCATCAGCCCAATCTCCACCACCTGAACCAGTTATTTCACCTAGAACCTGAACTTGTGCATCGGCCCCAGCAGCCGCCGTATCAGGCGTGATCGTGCCAGAGCCTAAAGCGTTAGTAGCCCAGTCGTCGTAAAGGCTTCTCTGAGCATAGAACGAAACAGTGGCATCGCCGCCGTCTAGCGCAGACCGGGAAACTCTAAGCACAAATTCGCCGCCATGATTTAGTTCAGAAAAATCAATAGGAGTAGAATAGGCATAGTTCGTCGAATTCTGAACGTTATAACCTTCAACGAACAACAAACGTGCATCATTGTCGCTCCCGGCAGTCAGTCCTGAAACAACATAAATTGCCCAGTCGTTATCGGAGCCACCAGAATCATGCCCGGAAACAAGTAGACGCTTCTCACGGAAAAGCCAATCCGCTGGAGTAGCGCCACCATCCCCAGCAGTATCAACCGCAGCCGTGGGTGCCTTCAGATCAGAAACTACAGCAATAATATCAAAACCTGTAGTAGACGCACCCAAATCACAAGAACTAGAAGAAGCAGTAAGCAGGCTTCCGTAGGTTGAAGACGTTAGATCGCCGTAGAAGTATTGTGAACCTGTAGTGAAATGGGCATGGCCCACGCCACCGCCAAGTTCAGGCACCGTTGCTGAAGCGGAGTTTTCATTCAAAAGAATGTTACGCCCATATCCTTCAACATCGGAAATAAAACTCTTACCATAGTAAGTGACGCCACCAGAACCAGCATCTGATTCAGTTGCAGGGTAGACAGCAGTTGTGAAATCGTAACCGCCCTGTGCCGACTCGGTGACTTGGCTCACCTTTGTTGTGATACCGCCAACAACCATGCTGTTGTTTACAGCGTCAGACAACTGTGTACCAGAAGCATCAGGGTCAACGTTAGGATCGACCAGCAACTCAACCCTGTACGGGCTGTCCTTGTCGCTAGTCATAACAGTCAGAACAGCAGTCGTTGGTGAATCCGTCTGGAGTTGAGTACGCAGATAATTCACAATAGCGTCTCGCCGTCCAGCATTCAAACCAGAGAACCCTGTCCTGATCTGGTCACGATAACCCTGAACAGTATCGAAAAAGTCTTCCGAGAAACTTTGAAGGTCAATCCACTCAACCGAATCGTCATCAACACCGTCAATCAAGTCGAAGTCATCCCAGTCGTACCCGTCGAACGCAGCCCACGGGGTGAAACCAGAAGCAGCAGTCAGCAAGGTTGAGCCGGTCACGTTTGCCAACCACAGAAGGCTACCTGCCGCAGCAGTATCAGGGTCGGTCAACTTAGATTTACTCTCCGTACCGGCTGTCGGGCGAATGTAATCAAAGTCGATAGTTATATCAGCAATCTCTGATGCTGGTCGTGTCAAAACTTCAACAAAGCGAAGCAGCGGTAACGGAAGAATACTGGGCTGAGTTTCCGAAAAATCTGTAATGTTCTGATCGTCTAAAAGCATAAACGACGGCAGCAAGTTATACATAACATTCGCAAAAGTTGCAGAATCTGTGATGTTATCTTCCGAAATTACAGGGTCATACAAAAACAGGCCAGACTGACTCGTCAAAGGATCGGAACCCTGACCCCCAAACGTGATAACCATACGCACAAACGAAGTGTTAGACAACGTGTTGAACGACTGAAACATCATTACACTGTCGCCATCCACTAAGTCCGCCGTCGTGGGTTGACGCAACGAAGAATTAGACGAGTACGTGTCGCCTGTTCCTGAAGAAGTTGTACTTACTTCTAAATCCAATGTCACTGTAGCCGACGTATCTTCTACCGACATGTACATGCTAGCCATGTAACTATACGCAGACTTTGCGGAAATCCACGGCGACTTGACTACAACGTCGTCGGTCCCGGCAGAGTATACGAGAAGGGTGTTCTTGATAAAAGAATATCCCGGTCGGTCACCGGGAACGTAGGTAGGGTAGAAGCCTTTTTCGTTAATTCGGAACAACTGGCCATTTGAAGAAGTAACTTCCCAACCTGCATAGGTATTACCAGAACCAAACAGTGATTGTTCGTTAGAAAAAATGTTAAAATTTTTGTGCGACATAACTCAACCTAAGCCTTAAGTCACTGTAATATTCAACGTACCGTAAGTCACCAAAGTACCGAGATTCCGCAAAACAATATCGTCGGATACGGCACCTGTTCCGTTGAGGGCGGTAAAGGTGTTGGAATCGTTGCTTCCTCCCGTGAAAGAACTACCTGAATTCTTGGTGGCGCTCCCCAAAGTTGTTGCAAGCGTGCCGGTTCCGGGGTAGGTGGCCGTTGGATCAACTTGACCGCTGTTGCTTGTATCATTGTAGTTAACACCGTTAGCGACAGCCTCAAAAGCCACGTTAGTTGCAGCCCCAGAACTGATCGTGACCGCACTAGTGTTGGTGAACTCGTAGATAACCGGAACGGACTCAGCAGCGTCTACATAATAGAAACTTAGTTCCCCGGCAGCGTAATCGGAGCCGCCAGAACCACGAACAGTAGACGCATCATCAGGCGAAACGCCAGTAATGTCCAAATTGACAGTAGTCTTAGAACCGCCCGCAGAAGTATAATGCCCCACGTTGTTACTACCCACAAGAGTTGATGCATCCATAGTCAAAGACGCAACATAATCAACTCCGTCAACACTGTCAATCAAAGCAATGACTTCATTGCGTCGGACCGTGTTAGTTGACCAGTTCCAAGTGTTTGCATTCAAGTACGCCTTCAAAGCCGTCTGAATAGCAGTGTTCACATCTGAGCCAGCGAACCCACTCTTCTTCACAACGGAAGCAGTCACATCAATCTCTGCCAACTCGGCAGACATAACGTCAACAATCAGACCAGAAGGAGTCCGATCTGCTAAAGAAGAATGCAAATCGGCAAGATTAGATGAAGTCACAACAACTTCAGCAGCCGCCGAAGCAGGGTTACTCACCGTGGAAGCAATCGCAACCAGAACAGCCCCATCATGCGTACCGTAATCATCCGCAGTAGTGTCACGGTCACGATACCTACGCCGGTTAAAAACCTCAACTCGCTTAGCGTAAGATTTGTTAGCCCCAACATAGTACTTGATTTGCGTCGCAGTTGTAGCCGCTGAAGTATAACTCGCTAAAAGATTCACGCCACGGTCAAAATATTCATCGTCCGTCTCAGCATCCGTACCACCAGAAGCGTTAGTACTAAACACAGCCGATTCAAAGAACGTGGCATTAGCAGAAATCAAAGTCAGATTTTTACCGGACGCCGCAACATTGTAGGCACTACCAACATCGACAGCAGTAACAGCCGCCGTGCCGGAAAGCGGACCATTCAAAGTAAACGCAGAATCCAAAGCAAACGAATACGAAATACCAGTCACGGCATCAACAAACAAGAACTCTGTTCCAGCATCAAGAGTACGCTCAAACGAATCCGAATCCGTAAACGTAATAGTCAAAGTAGCAGTAGCCTTGGTACCGTCACTGCGGGTCAATCCAAACAACTGCAACAAAACTTCAGTAGTCGCAGCAGGAACACGGTTGATAGAGTTAGCCAAACTAGCAGAACGAATAGCGAACGCCTCTGAAAGAACAGTTTCGATCTGACCAGCCTCAGGACGCCAGTTAGGCAACAGGCCACGAGCCGCACCCAAAATTTCGTTCATCAACTGAACGGGGTCCTCGTCGTAAACAGTTAAATCAACATACTTTTTTAAATCGGGTGAATTAGCCACGATACCCTCACTTAAAACTAATCTGTACGTCAGACACTACGCCTGAAGTTTCTAACACCTTTACTTCAGAAATTTCTAAAGTCTGGCTGGAATAAAAGTTGAGGAATGCATCGAAAAACTCACCACTGTCAAACGTGTTGAAAGTCGGCTCGTTCATACCAAAGTCAGGAACAAGCGGTCGTTCATTCTTCTCGGTACGAAGAAACGCCTTGATCTGTTGTGCTTTGTATGTATCCGAATCTAGACGAACAGTACTAAACCTGTTGAAATCCAAACTCAATGGATATGAAAGTACAAATTCTGACACAGTAGCCTCCGAAAAAAAGTCCTCATATACATTCTACCGAAAATATGGGCGACCTATCAACTACTCAGAGACAGAAGCCAACCAATCTGCAAAACGAGCATCCTCCACAGGCATCATGTGGAACTCAACCAAATCAATATCCCAAGGGCTACCTGACATCGCCCACGCTATCTCAATGTTTTCATCAGCCCGAACTGTACCATGGTTTGTCTCTAGCCCGTAGTTGTGGACAAAGTAGTTAACCAAGCATGACTCAATCCCTGCATGATAGCAAGGAGAGTCAGGGGTATTGCCGTGGGGACAAATATTTGGAATAACAGTGACTTCGCTCTTGTTTACAGTTAAGATGAGGCGATGTCCGTCAACGTTCCACTGTAGTTCTTTAATCATCAGAATCTAGATCGTCATTCAGAAGGTAATTATTGTCTTCGTTTGCACCTTCTTTCAGATCAAGAACTTCTTGCAAGCGGACGACTGTTACTTTCGCAACTTCTAGTTGAGCCTCTAGCCGGACATTCTCTTCTACGGCAGCAATGTACTTCTGCCAAATTTTGCCAGCCAGCAAACCATCATCGTAGTTAAACATTAACGAGTCACCTCTAAATCAAGATTGAATGATCCCTCTACTACACGTTCTACGTTACCAGAAGAGTCCTCAATCTCCAAGTCGTACACCCCTTCATCAGTCAAGGCCGCTGTTTCGGTGGCAGACAGTGACAAAGAAATTTCACCATTAGAGTTTAAAGAAATTTTACCGTTTTCGGTAGTCAACTCTACAAGTGTCGTGGAGGAAGAAGTAGTTCTCCGTACTTGCATTCTAGCAGTATAGTCGCTTAAGTCTCGGGCATCACCGTTACTATCTTTAACAGTAAGAGTTCTACTAAACGTAGCGCCCTGTTCACAAGTTATGTCGTATGCTCCAGCACTCATAGTCTGACCTCCTCTACGATATTATATCGAATCAGGAGTCCTCTTCATCAGACTCGGCGGTCTCCGCTTGCGCCGCATTCAAAGCAGCACGAAGAACAGCATTCTGTCCTGTAAGATCAGTGATCTGACGGAGCAAATCATTGATTACGTCTTGTGGATTAACATTGATATCAGCCATGATTATAGTTTACCTTTCTTAAAGATATGTGTCAACTACTGAACCCACCAAACAGGAACATTTGAACCTTTTTCCCATTTAGCGAAATCAGCCTTATCTATTCTATAGAAATTCCTGTACACGTCAACTGCTTCTTGAATAGGGGCATGAGTTCGACCATTCTGCAATTCTTCCCCAACACACAACGCCACGTCGGTCATTTCCCCCGCTGGGATTAAATCAAGTTCTAGACTAATTTTCTCTAGTTGCTGTAGACAAGCGTGCTCTTTATTGAAACGAAATTCAAACTCATCACACAAAGCAAAGCCATGCTCAAGCAACCATTCAGCGTTACTTCGGCTATCACCTACCCAAACCGTAGCAGGATGGTTCTTGTAGCCACCCTTGTGGGGCGTCCCAGACTTAGTAAGTGGAACTTGCTCATCGCTCGCTCCGTGCCGCCTAAGGGCGCTAACAAGCATCTGCGTGGTCTCAACAATCATCTTAGGTACATGCTTATCGCACAGTGCCTCAGCCGCTTCAGACGGACTTTCATCTACTACAAAAATATTCATAATGCTCCTTTCTAGTACCCCCGGTGGGACTTGAACCCACACTGTATCGGTTTTAAGCCGACTTTCTCTGCCAATTGGAATACGGGGGCGAGAGTTGCGGGTAATGTGTTTGCCGTTTGCTAGAGTATAACATAGGTCCCTAAACAAAGTCAAGGAGAAGCGGTGGCAAAAATTAGAACTTGGACGGAAGAGCAGTTACGGGATGCTTGCGAATGTAGCATGTCTATCCGTAGTGTACTTAAAGAACTCAACCTGCAACCTACTGGCGGTAACTACAAAAACATCAAGAGCCATATCAAGTCGTTTGGTATTGATATTGGGCACTTCACAGGACAAGGGCACCTTAAAGGTAAAACCCACACATGGGCACCGAAACGGCCACTGGAAGAAGTATTAGTCGAAAACTCCACATACAAGACTTCCCATAGCCTGAAGAAGCGTCTTTTTAATGAAGGAGTGTTTCAGCAGAAGTGTTATCAGTGTGAGCGGACAGAATGGAACGGACAGCCAATCCCTACCGAGTTAGAACACATCAACGGTGTCAATACGGACAATCGGCTAGAAAACCTAACTATCCTGTGTCCAAACTGCCACGCTCAAACTGATACCTACCGGGGCAAGAACAAAGGTAAGTGTTAGTTATCTTCAGGAGCCTCAGTGAACGCCCACGCAACCCCAGAAGAAGGATGCCGAAGACGAGCAATAGCCTTAGCCTCCAACTGGCGAACACGCTCACGAGTCAACCCCATAGTCTCACCAATCTCTTGCAAAGTCATAGCAGACTTCTGCTCACCGAGACCGTGGTGCATCACCAAAACCCGATACTCCCGCTCAGGAAGCACCGAAAGAGCCTTCAAAATGTCAGCCGCAAAACTATTTTCAATACCAACATCTTCCACTGATGACTGATCGGGGTCAACTAGCACGTCTGCGTGCGAAACTGAACTGTCTTCACCCAAAGGATTGTCTAGTGATTCTAGCCGTGTATTCTCCATATAAGACCAAATTTCATCTAATTTATCCATGTCCCAGTCTAAGAAATCAGCAAGGAACTCACGAGAAAACTCTTCAGCGACCAACTCAAACTCTTCCACAACAGCCGCAAGTTTACGAACATCGGCCTCCACATGCATGGGTAGACGGATCGCTCTACCATAATTGGCGATAGCCCTCTGGCAAGCCTGACGGCACCACCAAGTAGCATACGTAGAAAACTTGAAACCCCGCTCGGGGTCGAACTTGTCCACCGCACGCATAAGTCCGATAGTCGCTTCTTGAATCAAGTCTTCGTACTCCATGCGAGACTGAGAGCGGGCATATCGTGCCGCCGTGTCCATTGCTAGACGAAGGTTGTGCTCAACGAAAGTGTCTTTCGCCCGCTTGCCTTCTCTTACAGCAATATTGAGTTTACGTCGTTCAGAAAACTCTAACTGAATACCCTCAATGTGGGCGTGGTTAAGTTCTTTCGCTGCTTCCAAACCAGCCGCAACCGCCCGACCAAGAACCACTTCCTCTTCTCGGGTAAGAATTTTATGCTTTGAACTTCTAGCGTATCCTGCCATTATTTGTTGCTCCTATTCTTGTAGTTTGAGGGATGCCTTAACTTGGCTTCTTCCCTCTCCCAGTCATATACGCCCGTTTTGGGGGTATATACTGAAGATCGTTCCGTTGGACGCCGATTGATAGCCATAACATCCTCATCAATCGTCTCTCCACGGTTCTTCCCGTTGTAAACATTCAAGTCTTGCAAGTAATTCCAAACTTTTGTAAATAAGTTCATCTTTTTGCTCCTAATCTTTGCTCAAAATCTGAAGTCCTGCTCGCTGAAAAGCAGTCTCTTGAGTTTTTCATCCCCGTACTTTTGGCGATCATCGTCCGTAAGGTCGATCACGTCATGCTCGCCGTCTGTATATAGGGTTCCCCAAGAGCCGCCACCCAAGTCAGGCTCAGTTGAAATATGTACTTCTTTCAGGACTGTCTCCATAGCGACCCCTGCATGTCGGCACAACTCCTCAGCCTGTCCCTCAGGGAAACTGAATAGAATCTCGTCATGAATTGGTAGAACCGCATAGTCCCACAGTCCTTGTTCCGCCACATCTATCATGGCCTTGCCAAGTATATCACGTGCCGTGGACTGAATGCAATAGTTTAGAGCCGCATACGGTCGCTCTGAGTCCACAGGTAACTTGCGTCCTGTATGCGTAATCACATAGTTTCTATGTCCCTTCTTCACAGGAAACGCTAACTTGTGAGAATACTCGGTCACACCTTTGTATGTAGAGTCGAAAAGATCGCACACCTGTTGTGCTTCGTCAATCGACAAACCAGATTGTCTAGCCAAAGTTTTAGGCCCAGCACCGTACACCTTACCAAAGTTTACGGTCTTGGCTACTTTTCGGGTAACTCCTGTGTTGTCGGCAGTGGTTTGGTGCAGGTCAGCACCTTCACGGAAAACCTTCAACATAACGGGGTCTTGAGAAAGAGCCGCAAGGACACGCAACTCAACACCAGAGAAGTCGATAGATGCCATTCGGCATCCTTCTTCCGCCAAAAACATTCTACGTATAGCATCGCCACCTGAAGGTAACTGTTGCAAAGGAGGGTTGTTTACAGACATTCGGCCAGTGCGGGCCTGCAAACTGTTAATCTTGGGATGAACACGACCATTAGAGTCCATAGACTCCAGAGACGCAACAACATAACTGTCTCGCCACTTAGCATTGTTCTTAGCCGCCATCACCGCTCTAGCGAGCATACCAGCATTTCCTGCATTCTCGTCAGCAGCAATAGCAGACAAAATTGTCTTATCAACCTTCAAGGCACCAGAAGCCGTCGTTTCGATAAGTGTCACACCAAGTTTCTGTAATCCTTCAGCAACATCTTTAGTAGCGTTATGATTAGAAACACCGAAAGAGTTAACAATACCAATATTCTTTTTTTCCTCAGCAGTCATGCTTTCAATAAGTTGCTCAGCATAGTTCACATCAATCCGCATACCACGACGTTCCATAGCCGCAACGAGTTTCAGAATAGTGTGTTCGTACTTAACCAGATGATCCATAGTCTGACGTTTAATCTCATCACGTAACTTAGGAAAAAGACGAGCAGTCAGAATAACGTCCATTCCAGCGTAGTGCACCAGCGTAGGATGGGCCGCAGGGATGTTTTTCCAACCCTGCTGAACAGACCATTTATTCTGCTTAAACAAATCTTTGAGCGCACTATCAGAGTCAGGTGCAGATTTATCAACGTGGTGAAATGCAAGGTTCTTGAGGCCGTGACCTACACCACCCTCGGCACGGCTTCGGGGATCAGCAAGATGGGCAAGAATCTTTGTATCAAAAGTTCTGTCCAGAAGAGCAAGAGCATCTACGTGCCCGTGCCGGTCCAAGCCGAGCGCATCGTATGTGGCGTTGTGTGCTAATAGACGGTGCTTAGTTTCTTTCATAACCAAGTCAATAGACTTCTGAAACCAAGGCTCACGCCAAATGAACACAAACGCTTCGCTAATATCGCCCCACTGAATACTCTTAATCTCCCACTCAGGAGAATACGTATCAAGACCTGTGGCCTCAATGTCGTAAGCAATAGGACGTGATTTACTAAACAACCAGTCACGGAAATCAGCAAACTGCTCATCAGAACGTACTAGGGTAACCTTGCCTAAACTTCCCTCGCCGTCTGCTTGTTGCTGATGTAGCCAGTCGTCAAAAAGTGTGATTGAATCTTCGTTTACCATAAGTTAGCGTTCATTATATCATGTGGGGCAGACTCTCGCAACCCGGAGGGCGAGATTTCGATAAATTCTGACTTGTTCGCAAAATCCTTCAAAGAACTAGCCCCCACATAACTACACGCTGACCGAATGCCACGCAAAATCGACTCAACAACATCGCTTACCGGACCTGTCACCGGAACAACGCCTTCAACCCCCTCAGGGTAGGCGGAACCCGCTTCCGAAGAAGCCATCCCTCTATGCACCTTAACTTTTGATCCATCATCAAGCGTAACTGTCTTTCCGGGAGACTCCTTAGTGCCAGCAAACATGCCCCCAATCATAACAGCATCAGCGCCAGCGGCAAGAGCCTTAGCAGCATCGCCCGGAGTCTTAATCCCACCGTCAGCAATCGTCTGGATACCTAAAGCATCAGCCGCCGCAGAACATTCCGCAATAGCAGTCAACTGAGGAACGCCCACACCGGCAACCACACGAGTAGAACACACACTTCCGGGACCAATGCCAATCTTAACTACATCTGTACCGATCTTGGCGAAATCTTCTACCGCCTGTGCAGTAGCGACATTGCCGCCAATGAAAGTAGCCTCGTGGTCAATTTCAGACATCACATACTGCAATGCCTTGAGGGCATGAGCACTATGACCGTGGGCAATATCAAGCACTAGAATCTTCGTCCTCCACGAGTTTGCCTGTTGGATAACAGCGTCTAAATCATCATTCACGCCGAATGCAACGGCTGAACGGATAGTCCTGCCTGCAACACATCCAAACCTGCCAGTAGTTATATCGCCAACAACCGGCATGTTCCTGTGAACGACACCGAAACCGCCTAAAGAATCAAGAGCGCTTGCCATCTCAGGCCCGCAAACTGTATCCATATTCGCAGCAACAATAGGTATGCGCATCTCAACTTTACCTAAAGTTAGCGAAAGATCAACTTCTGCACGGCTCCTAACTTCAGAAAACTTAGGAACCAGCAGAACATCATCAAAGGTGTAACCCTTACCTATAATCTTCATTATAATTGTAAACCTTAGTATCTATTAAATTATACTCTTCTACAATGTGCCTACGAACGTCACGATACTCAGATTTAGTATCATACGAAAACGAACGCAGTTCTCCTTCAGCATTAGTCAACACAGACAACGCCTTGTCGTAAAACGCATACCACGTTTCAGAGTCACGATGAACAAACAGCCTGTCTGGAGTCTGACTGTAGAGATATTCTGATGTAAGCATAGTTAAACTATATCAGGGTACAATCTCGGGCTTGATGTGATCAGAGTTAGACAACCGCTCCCTTGAGTAAGCCTTGCAATTGTTGCACTGATACTGTTGATAGATAGCCACCTGTGTCCGACGAGTACCACGCTTCTGAAGCCTACGAGACCCACAAGTCGGGCAACCATCTGTGCCATCGAAAATATTGAGATTCGGATGGTTTGTCATCCAAGGACGCAACTTCATATAGACCTTTCGTAGCAAGTCAACATCCTGCTTAGCGTACTTTGTCATAAGTTTCCAAAACTTCATATCGCCACGCATACAGCCAGCCCATGTTTCAAAGCCACCTGTGTCAACCTTGCGGCCAAGACCTAAGTGTGCGCCCAAATGGTCTAACTTATTGCTGTTAAACATGAAGTACCGACGTGCAACCTTAAGCGTGTCAACCTGCTTTACAGGCGAAGCCGGTCCTAAGTCGTGGGCAACGAAGCGTGCGTTAGCCTTTCGCATGTCGAACTTGTCGCCGTTGTGAGCAATAACTACGTCTGCCTCATCAATCAAGTCCCACAACTTCTTAACTACATGGTAGTCGTTCTCTGGGTCCTTCTTGTATGCGGAAGGAAAGTCAACAAGCGAAGTTACATGTGTCTTATTCTCGTGTTCCCATCGGTAGGAAACACAAAGCATGTACCATTCTCGCTCGTGCTCAATCACATTCTGTTCAAATTGTCCCCACACGAAACTAAGGTTCGGTGCGGTCTCTATATCGTAATAAAGTATCTTTGCCATCTCTGTAAGTATAACACACTCGGTTAAATAACGCAAGCCTTTAGGCGCTTGATGTCTTCAATCTCCCAAAAGCCTTCCGCCGCAACAAAGTATGTTCTCCTATTCTCTCTGTGCTTTTCTAATATATTTTCTTTAACAAGCCTGTCCAGTGCTCGCCAAACATGTTGATAATGCATATTAAGCATCTTCGCAATTTCTCGCTGACTCTTATCAGGGTGCTCTAACACCGCCAACAAAACCCGAGCATTAGCCGTCAGTATTCTCATCGAACGTCATAGATTCCATAACGGACAACGAAATGTCCAGTTCGTGTAACGTCGCTTCCAACTTTGCTGTCTTCTCCAAAGCCTTCTCTAACTTGCCGTAAGCATCAGCAAGAACACTGGTCAAATAAATAATCTTCTCATCAGTGTTCGGCATGGCAGCAATCTTATCCATTACCGCATCACTAGATACGTTGTACTCGCTGACCTTTTCTGAAATCGCACGACGATAATCACGCAAAATAGGAGTATACGCTGCGTCGATATCAGACATCTTAAGTAAGTGGCTTTCAAAATCAGCGCCCACAGACAAGGTGGTTCCTGATACCTTGATATGTCCTGAATCAATCAGGTCACGTAAACTAGCGTACACCCACTTTTCGCTCGTCCTGAAAACTCCGTCTTTTGCCACAAGTAACTCAACGGCACGTCTAGTAGCGTCTGCCCGTTTAGGGATGGGCACGGAGGACACAGCGTGTTGAACAACTTTTTTATCCATAGCAGTATTCTAGTCTAACTCCGTAGGAGTGTCAAGCCTAACGCTTACCGCCATAATACGACTCACCATGACCAGAATCAATAATGTCGTCATTTAGGCAGTGCGACATAAGTGCATCCGAGTAAATGTAGCCTAGAATCCTACCATACTTACCGCTACCATCTTTAATGGTTCTAACGTACACTGTGTCGTGTTCCGCAAGCCAATCAGACACGTACTCTTTAGCAGCAAGACCTAACGCCTTTTCCTCTAGGTCTCGGGTACGGGTTTCAGGAGTGTTGACGCCGTGAAGTCGTACACGGGCTTTGTACGAGACATCAAAACCTAAATCAATGATAAGATCAACTGTATCGCCGTCTACGATTCTATCAATACTGGCTTCGTAGAAAAACCGCATTAATCCTTTGAGCCTTTAGCACCAAAGTAACCGCCAATGATACCGATTACGCCACCAAGTGCTGTCTGCACAAGAGTCATTACGTCAGACGACACATCAACCGGCTCACCAGTTTCAAAAGTCTCAAAAGATGCCACTACATAGTCACCAATGATGGCCACTAGAATACAAGCCATCACGCCGACTGCGAGGACGTACATAATCTTTTCTTTCATCAGTCAAACATCGCTTTCCATGTTTTAGGTCCAACAATACCATCAGCGAGCCGACCATTGGCTTCCTGCCATTCTTTAACAGACGCTTCAGTCTTTGGACCGAAGTCTCCATCAACGTGGGCGTCTACGACAGCCTGCACTGCTCTAACGTCGTCACCTTCGGAGCCGACCTTGAGAGGAGTTCCGGGGTACTCACGGGTGGTCTTCTTTTCTTCACCAAACATGGCTTTCCAAGTCACGGGGCCAACTACACCGTCTGCGGTAAGGCCATTGGCTTTCTGCCAAGCCTTAACTGCGGCTTCGGTCTTAGGTCCAAAATCGCCGTCAACTGTGGCACCAATCTTGGACTGAACCATCTTTACTTCGTCTTTATGTTCATGGCCCTTGTCAATCGGGTGACCGGGATAATCTTCACCGGTCGGGTTATCTACGACAGCCGGAGCATCTTCCACAGGAGCGGGCTTAGCCGGAGCCTCAGGCTTGATACCTGCGATCAACTCTGGCATCTTTTCATTATAGAAATCGGCATCATCGGCATATTTATTTGAAATTTCTAAGTGCAACCAATCCCCTTTGGGAACACCAGAGAACGCTTTGCGTGAATACACGACTGTAGCGTCTCTATCACACTTGTAGCCTCGTCCGTAAGGGCTAGGGTAATAATCGAAAACCGCTTCAATCTCTAGTTCATCTGCGTGCTCACAGAAAAAGTCATACCAAACTTTTGCTTCATCGTAGTTTCCGTATCCACCATATTTTCCGCCACGCCAAGAAACATCAAAAGCACGGCCCGTTCCGTGAACACTTGGATTACTTTTTCCTCTCATCGGCCTAACCAACCAAGAACCATTATTCCACAAGCCCCCACCACTCCAAAAATTAATTTGTTTGATAAGTGCTTCAGTACCTGCACGCCTACCAGAACTGTTCCGGTCCCAGCCAGTATAGGGTCGTTTTGCCATGTCGGGGAATACCTTTCACTAGAAGTTATGTAATCACTTATATTCTAGTAAGAATAGTTAGCCAAAATGGTTAACTTGGTTAAATTAGGTATTTAGCACCAATCGCCAGACATGTACCACGGCTGACTCCAGCAACCGTAGTGTTGCTCGGCGTAGTCCGCAATCCACTTTGCCTGCACCAAGTTAATGTAAGGGTCCAATAACATATCACGAGTGATATCAGCATCTGTAAGCCTACTGCCGTGAGCCGCCCAGTTGATCTGAGTCAAACCGTAATCCTTGGTCGGAGAAACCACATCGTGCGTACAGCGGCTCTCAGCAAACATAATTCTACCCAACCTAGGCAGACGATCTTCTGCCCAACCAGCCGCCCTAGCCGTATCCCACCACTCGGTACACTGAGGAGTAGCGTTCGGGTTATACGTGATAGACGACCCCGTGGAAGGCGCATTGGGAACATTGTCCGTGCTCCACCCCATACCTTCTAGCAACTTAACATGAGCCGTTCGGGTTTGAGGCCCGTAGTCGCCGTCTACCGTAACGCCCAAGAACTCTTGTAGTTCTTCTACATTGCCCCCGTTACCCCACATGTACTCGTCTAACAGAACTGTGAGCACAGGCTCTAGTGCCATAAAGTCTACATGTGCGGCTGGCGTGTAGTTAGGGGCAGGATCAGATTCTTGTGCTACAGTTGTGGTTGTTTCAAGAATGGCAGGAAGTTCAACTTCCCACGTTACCGGCACGACAGTCTGAACTTCGATTGCCTCGTAGGCTGAATCTGAATCGTCCACTGCTTGAATTGAATCTTTCACAAATCCCAGCGAAACTAGTGATGCCGTAAAAATAAATAGAATTAGTAACGGTCTATTTTGATAGGACATGTCTACCTCCTTCATCAGTTATAAACATGTCTTATTATTCTACCAGAATGGAGGTAAATGTCAACCCCGTATTATATAAAGTTTAACTAAACTATTCTGTGGGTTCTTCTGGCTCAATAGGAACATTTGGTGGAGGAATCACCACTGGATTCGCTACCGTATAAGCAGCACCAGCATCAAAAACAGCCTTCTCGGCAGCGCCACGATCTAACGGACGAGGTTGCGGAGGCGTCCAGTCAGGATGAGCGCTTTGATACAGTTCTTCAACCATACCATTCAGCCGTTGAATCTCAGCAACAAGATGAGGAACCAACGCTTCAGGAGAATAAGATATCAATTCGCCGTTTTTGTCATAATACGTCAACTCTGGGGCTACCTCATGGACTTCCTCAGCAATGAAACCGGGAATGTACTCACCTCGTGTGTTCGCTGTTTCTTGATCTTCATGGAACAAAATGGGACGCAAATCGTGAAGTAGCGAACGCTCATTTAATGAACCCAAAATGGCATTAATTTCTACTACATCAGTCTTGTACTCGGCCAATGAGGTGAACTGCATAAGGTGACCATTAGAAGTGTTATACCTCACAGTGTTATACGAGCCGGTACCATCCATGTTAGGTACTCTTACCTGTCCGCCTGCCACAACTTCGTTGTTGTCCACTCTCACAACTAGAGGCCATTCGCCCTGTGTAGTCTGCCACGTTGTCGAATCGTTGCCCGACGCCCTCAACACGTAAAAGATGTGTGAATTTTGGTGAAGCATTGCCGCCCGATGATCAGTATCTCGCATATAGATCGTTGGAGAGGAATTTCGGATATATAGATTACTGCTCTGCGTCGATGATGTAGAGATGTAGGAGTGCGAGTGCGACGCAGCAGCATACACACCGTCTGTAACAGACGCCCTGAAGTTTGCAGGTGTCATGTAACGGATATAAGCGTCGTTGGAAGCATAAATACGATTAACCGTACCTGAATGACCGCCACTGGTGGTGTTAATCCAGCCTGCTTGGATGTAGCCGCTACCATCAGTCCGAACAATTTTGTTGACTTCGTTGTTGCGCCCGCTGTGAATACCTAGCCCGTTAATAGATGCAACACCCTCAAACGCACCGTTTGTATGAATCCTTACAGAGTCGGGATCATTTGTTCCGTGGATAGAAACGTAGTCGCCGTATTGGTTATCATCTGAGGGGACTATATGTAGAACGCCTTCATTTCTTTCATCTGGCGAAGTCAAGTTCGACGTTTCATGCATGATATATCCGGGGTCGTTAGAGTTTGAACCAGCACTAAAACTAATGTACGACTTGTACGTAGTGTTGTCAGTGAAGGTATCCGCAATTTTTGCTCCCGGCGCTTCAGTGTACAAAGTAATAGTATTGACTGTACTATTATCAATTACTACATTTCCGGTAAAAGTAATCTGTCCAGTTGCAGTATCAGCAACATCTGACCGCAAGAAAGAAGATGCTTGAATTCCATCTACAGTGTCAGCATCAAGACCATTGCCTGTACCTTCATCAGCAACGGTAAGAACACGATCACTACCTAGAGTCAACACACCTAAATCAGTCAAAGTCATCAGAGTAGTGCCAGCACCTTTACCGCCGTTTGTCACCCACTGGAATGTTTTACCCGTGGAGTTATCGTTGGAATCAATAACAAAGTCCATTGAACCTAGAGAAACCATCTCAAACTCGTCGGCAGACGAACTAGTGTTACCAATACGAACATACGTTGAGTCAGTAACATCTACATTGAAACTGCTAGCATCACTAACAAACAAGTTAGTCGCTGAACGACTACCATCAACCAACAAATACTGAGTATGATCATCATCACCCAAACCAGTCAAATTACCATGATCCACCACAGCCGCAGCAGTGCTCGTAGCAGACGACAACGCCCTACGATAATCATCAACCTCAACAAAATAAGCGCCCGGAGTGTTCGACCCAGAAGCACGATAAACAACCTTATACAACACCCGCAACTCAACCACAGGCAAATCGTCAAGATTCATCGAATCCCAAGTCACCGCCTCAGCATCACCCAAATTGGTATAAAAGTCTTGACCCATAATCGCAATAACAGGGTAATTCAACTGATTAGTCGCCACAATCCAACTAATACCGTAATTGTTTGAAGTGATCTCAGGAGTGCTCCACGTGCCACCAGAATTCAAATTATAAGTCGGACTAGGAGTGCCGCCATACTTCAAAGGAAAGTTAGTGGGAGCATCATAAGTCCACCCAGTAGTACCACTCTGATAAAACACAGGAATCTGAGCAGGCCCCTGCAAATCCTGCTCCCAAGTATTCGCCGTGGGAGTGTTAGAATGAACAATGTCTACCTGCAAGTCCTCATCAAAGAACGTGCCATCAGCAATATCAATATACGCCTGATCGTCAGTGCTACCATTCTGTGTAGAAACATCAAAATTAGACGCATCAAAGCCATTAGCAATCGCCGCTCCACGGGTCCGGTGCAAATACTCATGAGTCTGCCAATCCAAAACAATACCGTGCCGCTCATCAAACAGCATGTACTTAGCAGGCTCGCCAGAGTTGTAATGAATGTAGGCAGTAGGGGTTTCTGAATCCCACTGGTAAAATGTCGTAGTAGCCTGCAACACGCCGTCAGCGTCAAACGAAATATAGTACAAATCTGAAGAACTACCAATAACTACGCTCTCAGAAGCAGTCTTAACAAACTTCTGACCGGCACACCAAACCACATAACTATCACCTACGGGAGCAATAGTGAAAGTTCTCGTGGAATGATCAAAAGAGATAACGCTCTCAGATTTATCTTCATGGCCGATAGGTTCACCACCGTCACCATTAGCAGTTGTGATCACTTCAGAGATAGGAACGAGTTTAGGTTCTCCGCCGTCGCTAGCATCACTAATGACTACTTTATCTTCGTATGCTAAAGTGGCGGTGGTTAGTTCACTTGGCTCAAAATCAACAGTTATCGAACCACCGCTACCGCCACCGCTCAAACCAAGACCGGCAATAATCTCCGTAATATCGGTTCCCGTATCGCCAGCACCAACAAAGCCCAACAGATGAGAAGCCTTGCCTTCTACGAAAGAAACCCAAATACGGTCACCCACAGAAGGAGTAAAACCGGTAAAAGGAACATTTTCGTAAATGTTGTTCAAACCTAAACGTGGGACCTTCACCGAAACATAGCCGCCATCAACAGCAACCACGTCAGCAATATAGAACCCAGACGGGCTTATACCACTAGTGTAAGAATTGTTTCTACTTGTTCTACGAGACATGATTACCTCCGTCTACCATGGCTGTCCTGCTCCGGGCGTTACACCGGCGTTACGAACCTTTGCTGCTTCCTCAGCGTACTCCCTCGGAGGAATATGATTGTTCAAGTACCTGAGCCACTGAGTCATCATATAGTTAACACCAACGTATTCGTCTGTTTTAAAGTTACCGTAGTTCCATGGATAAGGCAAAGGCAGTCTCTGATTCGCACGAACATACTCCCAACCCTTAGAACCATTGACAACCTTGTCCGCATAGAATATGTCTGAAATCTTAATAGTAGAAGTCGTCGTGGTGGTCGTAGCCACGAACCCTGAAGAGCCTCTGACATAATCATCTGTCTTAATCTCAGCCCAGTCATCGGCATTCCACACACCATCGGCAGGCAGGTTGTTTGCTTTCTGGAACGACAACACGAAACGCTGAGTGACCGGCCCCCAAATACCGTCAGCAGTCGTGCCGATAGCCTGCTGAATACGCTTCACACAGTCACCCTTAGCACCTTGCGTGAAAGACTGAAGTGCGCAAGCGGCCTCGCCGTCCTCTTCAGGTGAAGAACCAGAAATAGCGACCAAAGCAGACGGGGACGCATTATAGTTCACTTTATCAACCATGAACGTAGTGAAATGATCCAACCCTGTTATTTCCACAACAGCCCCCGGATAAATCGACAAAGACGACTCGTTTTTGATAAGTTGCGCATTCATAGTAGCCGCAGACCTTCCGTCTGTCGTGCGGCGGGCACTCAAAGAAGAAGCAAAGAACGCATCGGTTTCTTCCGATGGAACGTTGATATTTAGAGAAGCCTGATTCTCCATGATAAAATCTTGCGAAGCAAAAAACAGGATACCTTTCGCTTCAAAACACATAAAGTCAAGGTCACGACACAAACGCTGCAAAACGTCCATCGTGGACTCGTCTTTGTTGTCGGTTGACTCTCTCAAAATTTGGCCGTCTACCGGAGAACTCTCCCCAAAGAACTTTAGCCCAACTCGTTGTGCTGCACCTGAAGCAAACGTGGTCGGTGAAATAGCGCCGAAGTTTTGCTGTCCTTTTTCTCTACGAAGTTTCTGGGTTGCTTCCAAACGTGCAGTGAACATGCAGGAGTCACGACGACCGTGCTTAACTTCCACGGCAGAAATTTCGTATGCGACTTTATCGTAAACCACTCTACGGCCAATCATAAAGTAGTTACTGTTGTGCATCTTGAAGCCGGGGTCGTGAACAGTCACTTTGATTTCGCTGACAGACGAAGCACTCAAAGCAAACGTTAAGTCAGTGACCGAATCACGAATTTCAACGTTCTTTTCACCAACTTCACCTACAGTGATAGACTCTACTAGATAACTCATAGCATCAACTCACTCAAGAAACTCCGTAACGGTTTCTTAAAATTATTAGGTCTCTCTCAATTTGCTGCTCAGTCGCAACCCGCCGTGCTTCAGCGGCACGTTCTACAGCAGCAACAGAGCCATAGTATGTCAACGGGTTGTCAGTACGGACAAACACGGTGTTATCGTTTTTATTCGATGTTGCCGTTGACTCATTATCGTCTTCGTCATTATTGTCGTCATCGCCGCCGCCCTTATTGTAGGTGTTCTTAGCAGGTTCAGCCTCCTTAGTGACAGCCTTCAACTCAACAATTTCCTGAGTAAACACAGGAGTCTCAGTCAACTGAAGACTAACCTGCGCCCGCAACGGCTCACCAGCATTATTACGATACGACACATCATAACTAAACTGAGTAATGACCACGTTGTAAGCCAAAGAAGTCAAACCGTAAGTAAAGTTGCACGGGTAAGCATTAGCCGCAACGGTTTCTAACTGTTCCAAAAGTTCGGTAATAGGGCGAGCACCGCCACTATCTTTATCTGCAAGAACAGCCTGAAAAGAAACTGATCGAAGATTAGGATTCTCCAAAAACAAAATAGGTTTCTTGCCCGGACGAGCAATCTCAACGGTCTTACCAGCCAACTTGTCATGCTTGATATTTTGCGGACCAAAAGGAAAAATAATCTGAATGTTGTCGTCCAGCGGAACCGTAGTCAACTTTGCCCGTGGGGGAACAGCAGACCTGAACCCATTAGGGTTTACAATTGTGCCGTTTGTTGATGTAAACGATTTAACGATAGTGGGCATTATCTCATCTCCCTAACCAGATATTAACTTTGACGGCCAGTACGCACAATACCGCCGGAGTTGTCGCCGCTGTCAGCAGACTCACCCGGAATTGACTCAATAGTGAATACAACCTGACCACTCGTCAAGTTGTTCTCAGCAACCTCGCCGGTAATGTTGAACGCCACAGCATTACCAGTGTTTTCACGAATCTGCTCCAAAATACCAATTTGTGCTTCCTGCAAGAAGCCGTTTTCAATCATGAAGTCAATAGTGGCTGCTGCCGCACCTCCCTCATAACCTTCATCTAGTTGCGCTGTAACGGCATCAAAGTCACCTTCCCGAATCGCTCTAGAGAAGTTACCCCTTGCCGCACTATGTCTTTCGCCGGGGAACATCCCTGACTGCTGTATAAAGGACTCAAAAGCACTGGTACCGTCTGGACCAGCGACTTGCGCAAAAGCGGCAATATCTCCACCAAGCAGACCCGAACGCAAACGCTCACGATCATCAGAAATCTTCTGAATTTCACCGCTCACACGCTCAATACTGAAACCACCGTCGCTATACGACTGATACAGGCGCTCAGCGCCGCCCTCACCCAAACCATACTGCTGCTCCAACTGGTTAAAGATAAACATTTCCTGATCACGAATACCAAACTTAGACAGCACACTAGGATCAAGTTCACCAGAACGAACCTTTTCACGAATCTCTTTCAGACCACTCAAACCTGCAACATCTGCGGACATACCTCCAGCAATTTCCGCAGCAGCAAACCTATCCACAAAATCCGACACAGTAGCATCATCAAATATACCCTCATTGGTTTCACCAATTAAGGTATTCAACATATCAGACGCACTATTAAACCTGTTAGCCACACCTGCCTGAGAAGTACTAAAATCAGGAAGAACCAAACGACTACGATCAATAACAGGGCTATTCAAAAGAGCAATCAAACCAGCCGCCGCCGTGTCATTAAAGTCAGACATGGGATCAATGCCCAACACTTCTAAAGACTGCATGACTGTTTCCGCACCCATACCTAATGCTTTAGCAATATTATTAACCTGCTCTTCCATGAAATTTAAAGCATTGATAAGCCCCTGCTCCATATCCTGAGCAAAAGTACCGTTCGCTAGTTTCTTAATCATGTCATCCCGGTGAACCTTTGTCGGGTCCTGACCGATAGCCAACAGGAACTCATTCATCTCACGGGTGTCGCCTTCGGTGAACCGCCCATCGTCGTCCATACTTGCGTTTCGTGCTTTCAGGAATAAGTCTAAAATATTTTGTTGCTGAGCAAATGTCTCAGAACCCATTCCCCTAATATTCATATTACGGGCTGAAGATTCTAACTGTTTTACTACGTCATCAGTGTAGCCTTTCTTTCTACGCCCACCGAAAAATGCTGCTACTCCTTCAAATACGGCAGCCGTAGCAGTACCAATAATAAAGCCAACAACTGTGCCTACCGGACCCCCAACCATAGTACCTATAGTGGCACCCGCCATACCACCAGACAACATTGAACTGCCAGTAAATTCACCAGTCTGGTATGCATCAAACGCAGTCATACCCACGTCCAACATACCTAGAGGAGCCGCTATTCTACCTGCAACCTTCCCCATTGGAGTTTTAGCAAAATTCCCCAGTTTGGTCAGCATTCCGGCTTTTGAAGCGACTTTGGCGGTATTGGCACCAGCCACAAACGTTCCACCCGCTTTGGAAGCGGCAGACATAGCCTGTCTAGTTGCTTTACCCTTGCCAAACATGCCCATCTTGCGGCCACCGTATATAAGCGCTCCGATACCCGCCAATTCTCCAATACCAGAACCACCCCCGCCGAAGGGGGCCGTGAAAATGCCTCCAATTCCACTAATAATACCAATCAGCGTATTAATCGCACCCACAAGGCTACCAATAATCGGAGCCAAAATATCTAGAACAGTCGCCAAACCTTCTAACGCTCCGGGCAAACGTTCCATCAAAGGCGCAAACTTATTAAAAACATTAAACAAAGCAGGAATAACATCTGACGCCATCGTATCCAAAATCTCAGACAACAACGGCAACTTATTGAAGAAGCCCATCTGGCCGTTAGCCAACTGATCAAACAAGGCCCCGAAAACATTACCAATCGAAGTACCAAACTGAACAAACGCATCGGCATTCTCAGTAATCAAAGTATTAAACTGCTGGAACAACCCACGGCCACCAGCCGCCTCACCCATAGCCTTAAACATGTCAATAACAACATTAGCAGCAGGCTCTAAACGTCCCAAGTAGTCACCAATCGCTTGGAAGAAATCACGCACACCCTTGAAGAAGTTAACAAACGACTGGCCCATTTCTTCAACACGGCCCATGTTGTTAATAACGTTAGAACGGACAAATTCGCTAACTTTATCAACGACATTAACCAGCGTGGGAGCAAACGACTCGGCACCAAACTTCTGAAGAACACCAGTCATCGCAATAATGTCTTCACGCAGAATACGAGAAATCTGCAAGAAAGCATCACGGAATGGGCCTAGAAGTGGCTCACCAATATCCGCAAAAATACCTTTAAGACCGGCAAACTCTGTCTTAAGAGTTCCGATCATAGTGTTCGCCATCGTTTCAGCAACACCAGAGAACGCACCCGTAGTGGCACCGCCACCAGCGACAGTACTCATCAAGCCACCCATCGTGGTCACTCCACCGAGCGAACCTTTCTGGAAACCAGCCGCACCACGAACAGCAGTACGAGCCTTAGTGAAATCACCCGTAGCAAAAGCAGCCGCCAAAGACTGAGCAGCCTTAGCGTCACCACCAGTAATATTAAACAACTGGCGAGCCAAAGCGTTCGCCTGACTGCCACGAACACCCGCCCGAGCAAATGACCCAGTGATTGCAGTAGCGGCCTCGCTGCCCAAAAGACCAGTCATACGAGCACTAATACTACGGTTTAAGGTTGCGGCACGAGAACGGCCAGACTGACCACCACCAAGGAACGGACTAAGTTGCGCCTCTTGGAACTCACGCATCGCCGCAGCAGCAACAGATAATGCAGTAGCAACACCGGCTGCAACAACCGATAAACCACGCAAAGATGCCTGATATGCTGAAACAGCCGCACGGCCAGTAACAAGCGCCGCCTTAGCAGCAAGAAGCCCTGCTGTAAACAAACCGATCTGGCCTGCTAAAGCAATAAAACTAAACTTGCCCAGCGTGGTGATCAACTTGCCGAACATTCCCGTAATGCCTTTAAGGGCACGACTCATCTTGTCGAACCGGCGAGTAACCCGATCAACACTTCGATCCATGTCACGGGTCTGCCGGTTGAACGCACGAGAACGGTCTTCTAGAGACTTAAGACGACGTTCAATTCCAACAAGGTCATTGCTAATATCAGCATCAACCTCAACCTTAATTACAACTTTTTCTTCGACAGCCATATTCGCCCCTAAAACAAAGAAAACCGGGAATCCCTATAGAGTTATTCTACAGAAATTCCCGGCTCTCAGTAGCCACCTTGTGCACCTCTACGTTGTCTATCTCGCTCAGCATGATCATGAGCCAACGCTTTAGCAGCAGCCAATCTAATTAACCACTCATCATAATCAACGTTTAACAATTGGATGGGGTCACAATGAAACGCCTCCGCAAGTCTCGCTGCGGAACGAATCCTAATATCTTGGGCTAGTTCTTCTACTAGCCCTTCGTAGGGTCCTCAGCGTCCACATCGTCGCCGTAGCCAGCGTAATCAAGAATCTTCAAAGCGACAGACTCAAGATGCGGATCAACCCCATAGAACGCACGAATAGCATCAGGGAGCGGACGATCTGTACCAGTCATCTCCATCATAATCGGAGATGCAAACGTAACGATATTACCATTGTCATCAAGCACCAGATCATCATTGTAATAAATACCAGTGACAGTCTGACCCACAACATAGCAGGAGAACTTGATTGAATCCAACTCGTCAGTCTTACGGTTCGTGGAGTTACGCCGCCACGCCTTCAACTGCTCGTTAGTGATATTCGGAGAGAACCGAACAGTAACACCCTTACGCTCAGGAACAGGCATCTCAATCTCAGGACGAGTAACTTCCTTAGAAATCTCTTCCTTTAACTGATCCAACACTGTCAGTTTCGTTGACTTCTTCTTTTCGGGCGGAGCAGCAGCATTGTCTGCACCGGCCACTTCAATGATTTCGTTATCAGTATCCATACTAGGTATGATAGTAATTTCTGTGGGGGGTGTCAACTAATCAGAAAAAAATTAGTCAATTAGAGCATTCCACGTCTTGGGACCAACAACGCCATCAACGGCAAGCCCCTCATCACGCTGGAATTGCTTCACAGCACGCAACGTCTTCGGACCAAAATCGCCGTCAACACCAGAGTTCTTGCGAGGACGAGAAGTCAACTTGTAACCGTTCTTATCAAGCATCTTCTGAAGGAACTCAACAACCGGACCCTTATCACCCTTGCGAACAACCGTCTTCAAACAAGCAGCGATAAATTCAAGGGCACCAGCCTGCTCAGACTTAACAGAAGACGCCTTAGGAACCTTGATATCGCCCTTAACAGGGAACCACTCCATCTTAGAACCGCTAACACGACACGGCTGATGATGCCACCACTCTGAGGCCACAGTCTTGCGAATACCGTATTCTTCGGCAATTCGGTTCACTTGCGTGGTGGAGATAGCGCCCTTCTTGATGATGCGAAAGTCAACCGCATAACCGTAGCCGTCAAACTTCGGCTGGCTCATATGGTATGAGCCTTGGAAGCCCGCCCGATTGATACGGTCAGGGTTCGCTGCCAGATTGAATCCGGGCTTACGGCTCTTGTAACCGTCATACAGGTACTTCTGCTGCTGATAGGTACGAACCCCAGACACAACGGAAACGTTGCCCTTAATACGTGGGTCAGCAAAGAAAGCCTCTAGACGTGCCTTAAACTTTGGATGAAGGTCCTTAACATTCACCCGACTACTAACTGTTGGAATACTCATGATTTACCTCATGTAGACAATGGATGTTTTTAGATTATAACATTATTAGGGGAACTGCAAGCAGTACCCTATAAATAAGAAAAGGCGCTACCCACGTAGCGCCCTTCCTATAAGTTTTAGTTATTTAGATCACGCAGCAGGGCTGACCTGACTCACCGCAAATGTCAGTGAGAAAGAAGCAGGAGCACCCGATGAAGCGTCACCGTCAGGCTCAGTCAAGCCAACGAGAAGCACCTTCGGATAAACACGCTCTGAACCAACCTCACGCAACTCACAGTTGAGAGTCACGATAGTAAGGTCATAGTAGGTCATGCCAACAAGCGGACGGATTTGTGCAAGTTTGGGGATATCATTATCAGGATCGAAGAATCGACTGATCGTAATGTCGCCAATTTCAGCAGGAGCACAAAGTACCTCAGGGAACGTACTGTTACCATCGTATACTTTCTCAACTGCGGCACTAATCTCACCACCGCTGACGGTAGCAAAGTAGTCGTCCCAGTTAGGGCCAGTACCATGACCCACGTCGTTCCGTGCTACAATTTCTGCTACAATCTGTCTCTGAGTTGCCTTAGCCATTTATATTCTCCTTAGATAATGGGAGCCGACAAGTTGCTCTTGGTGATAACAATATCAATCAAATCAGCAACGCCTGAAACTCGCACGCCGACCTGAGCCTTGACAACACCGGTTGCCAACTGGGTTGCAGGGTTAATGTTTGAGTTAACCACAACGTTGTAGCCGGGATCAATAAGAACACCGTCATCGTCGTAGGCTTCAAACAAGCCACCAGCAACACGAATCGGATCAAGGAAGCCCTTAATTGAGCCTCTGATTCGACCAAACAGTCCACCTCTGCCGTCAATGGTTGAGAAGACGAAGCGCTCCATGCGGTTCTCCACTCCATCAATAATATAGTTCATGGTATCCTGTTGAGTAATGTAACGCCAGTTGGCCTCATCGTTAGACGCTGAGCGTGCACCGTACACACGGATGGAGTTACCAACCTTGCGCAAAGCGTTAATGCGAGCCGCATCAAGCGCATCACCGGTTGCAGGAGTGACATCCTGAGCCAAAGCCGTAACGGTACTGGCCGCTGAAATAAGACCAGCACCTGCACGCCATGGGCCACCCGCCGCTTGAACTGCACGAGCACGAGCCGCCGCAGCATAAGCCTCAGGAGAAATCGTTACTGTGCCGCCCTGAATCGTTGATTCGCCAGTAGCCAACTCTGAAACGTTCGGAGCAGGAACCTTGACATGCGGCCAGTAGAAAGCCATACTCTTAGCATTGGCATCAGCATAGTAAGACGCAGCCGAAGTCTTTGCCGCAGCCGCACTATCGCCGGAACCAAAGCCAAGGAGGGCGATACGCTTATTATCCTTAGCGTGATCACGTAGACCTTCCCAAATCGTTGTACCGGTCTGACCCGGAGCGCAAATCGCACCCGGACCAAGGTTAATGCTAACATTGTCCATAGCGGAAACAATGTCTGCCGCCGCAATCGCATCACCATCATCGCCACCACTAAGGGCAGTCTTGGTATTCTCGGTAGGATCAGGATCATTGCTCGTACCAGAATCAGCCGCCGTAATAAGGTGGTTGACCTCTGAAGCATTCAGAACGTTGATTGCATCCGTGGTGGATGTAAGGTCACGAGTCCGAAGCAAGAGAGCGTCGTCTAGATAAATTTCAATTCGGAAACCAGAACTGTCGGCCTCAACAACATCAACATCAAGGTTGTCTGACCAAGCACCAGCGTTCTTAGCGGTGATGGTCATCGTAGCCGAACCAGCAGAGTCAACAAGCGAAATTGCGCCTGCTGCACTGTTAGAACCAAGAACTCGCATTACCTGACAACGGCTTCCGCCCTCATCAAAGAATGTCTTTACGTGCGAGTAAAGGGTTCCTGATTTATAGTTTCCGTAGTAGGTGGTGAAATCGCTGAAAGACCTAAGAAGCGTAGGCTCGTCCAAAGGACCACGCTCGGTCTCACCAACCATAAACACCTGACCTGATACAATGTCGCCTGTACCCACAGGACCAGTGCGCACTGCGGTTGTAATATTAACTCCCGGCATGTTTAGCCTCCATATTCATTAGATTACAATACCAGTATTGTCTGCCCTGCGGGCAAAACGCAAAGCGTCTGCTCTATCAACTATTATATTACCACCAAACGTCTAGCAGTCACCGGAACTATACTATTACTTGAATCTATCCCGATCAACTAGCCGCAGGTGTCACTGAAACAGAAGCCGACGAATAGTCGCTTGATCCCGCCTTATTCAGAGCAGCAACTCTAAATTTGTAAGCCGTACCATTATTTAGACCCGTAGCAATATACAACGGATCGACTGAACCTGTATCAGAAATAGTAGAAGTCCACGTGGTTCCCCCATCCGTAGACTGCTGAATAGCATACCCAGTAATAGGATGGACACCCCCGTTCCAAGTTGAGGTATCCCATGTCAAAGTAACTTGGGAGTTACCGCTAACCGCAATTACGTTAGTTGGGGAATTTGGAGTAATCGCAATCTTAGAGACTGTAGGCTGACCGTCCTGCATAACGCCCAGAGCGTCCACATCAATAATCTCATTGAGTGCAAGATCATACGCAATGTATGCTCCCGCAAGCAACCGCTCACCCTTAATCAAAGTTAAATCAGAAAATTCTTCTCGGATTGTTCCTTCATCAATCTTTGGGTAACACGGCACACTGGAATCGTGAGCCGACAAAGACGGGCCATCCATAAGCGCCTCTCGGACAACGGTTGTAAGATTGTCTCGCTGCTCAGTGACAGTCTCGGCACCATTTGCACGTGCCCACACATAAGTCCGCATCTCATAAGCAACCCGATAGTTCGGATCGGCATCAGATTCGTAGCCGTCACGAGTAACAGAACGGGTGTTGATCACAAGTGTGATAATCGTGGGCCACCTGTCTAAAGCAAACGGCTCATAACTCAAATAGCGTACAGGATCAGGTAACTGCCTCTGACTCAATCCCCAATGGTTGCGGTACGTTACCAACCTAGAAGGTAAGTCGTTTGAGAGATAGTTAGAAACATAATTTTTTGCTAATCTAGGTCCTGACATCATTTTAGATCAAAAACCCTTTCATAGCATCCGAATAGCGAACGCCAACTGAACCGTGAACAATATATTCGCCAACCACTCTAGCAGTCCTGTTCGCCATCAAAGGCGGATAAAATACAGGCTTACGCTGAGCCATGTTGGATGTACCACTCTGATGAAACTTAGCATAAGGAATACGGGTACCGAACTCAGCAGTCCGCAACCCCATGTCACGTACTGCTCCCCGGCCACTGTTCATAGTCAAACTGTTTTGCAAATCGCCAGTTCTAGCAAGGATACCTTTAGCCCCGTAATTCTCCAACTTCCAAGAGGCATACTGTGGATCAAGCGGTTGCCAAGGAAAACCAGAAGACGAACCCTGTGTTCTGAAGTTATCACGGTGTGCCTTCTGCAACTCTTGCAGCACCCAACGGAAAACAGGTTTAAAGTTCTGTGAGCGGCGAGTCATTACCGCAAAACGTCTGCGAACTTTACTTAAATCAACGTCTGTAATTCTAACCTGAACACCCATATCAGGCCACCCTTACTCTACGATACCTCTTAATGCTTTGTAACTCTCGCTCAGAAAAACCAGTATCCAAAGGAGCAACGTTACGGGTATCCAAGTCTTTCAAACCAACCACGTCGTCATGCATGTTCTGCATCTCACGAGTAGCCGCACGCAACATCAAAATCTTGAAAGCCTTAATATTTGCACCGTCAAGTCCAGCCGTATACGTAATAGTAATTCGATCATTCGCATAAGCATTAAAAAGTTCAATACCAAAATCACGAGTGATGTAATCACGTTCCGCTACCTGAGCAGTAGCAGTGGCAGATGCCGAAGCCGGAGTAATGCTCACGGAAGAAACAGAAACTACAGGACTGTTCTCCAAATATAACGTATACATAGGAGTGTAAATGATTCCCGGAGAGGTAAGACTCGTGGAGGGATCGGTGGTATAGTTGTAGTAATATTGCTGATTAACAATGCCACGGCCTACATCTGGTACACGATAAGTTTCCGTAAATTCAGTCTGTTCAACTGGACGACGCAAATACGCTTCAAGTTCTGCTTGCAGCCCATCAATGACAAACTGTGCAGCATCTTCCTGCACGTTCGTAAGGCTAATATCCATGTATGTGGTTATATCTGAAACTGTAATGAGCGCCATCACGTCACCCCAAAAAAAGTAAAATTACGAACGGTTGCGTCCACGACGTAAGCGATTAGCGCCCCGACGTAGACCTCTTGCCAAGGCACGCCGAGCACGAGTAAGAAGACCCGGACGCCTAGCAGATGCATCCTCATCATCAAGTTCTACGTCATCAACATCAATTGGTTCTGGCATAATTCCTCCTAGATAACATCTGCTCCATGTATATGATACCGTACCTTAACAGTATCTACAGGTCACTCCTTAATCGAAAGATGCCATGGGATAGAAGAAACTCCCATCTAGCAACATTATACCAATCGCAGAATAACCGACAATATCCAGATATGTGTCGTGCAAAGATTCATTTTGTGCCTCTCTACCATTTGAGATAAGGTTCTCCAGTCGGGCTACCTTATCGTGGAGGCGAAGAAGCAATCCAGACTGTCCAAAGCGTGCGATGTTATTAGGGCCGTAATCCCGTTGCTTGTTGCACAATGTGATTGTAGTTTCGTCTGGATTCAAAAGCCCGCTGGCTTCAATCGACAACCTACCCAGCAATTCCCATTCATGAGGGGCAGGAGAGGTGTCTTCCACACCAAAGTAAGAGTCGATCATGCCATCCAAGTGCTGACGAATCTCGTAGTTCCAGTCGCCAACAGTTTCAGAAACACTGGTGCGAAATATATTATCTACATAAAGTCTAGCAGAGGCATCCCACGTACCGGCAGGTGCCACATAATTAATTACCGACATTAGACCTCCCAAAAGCCATAGAAACTCCCACCTTCAAAAAGTAAAGAAGCCAAATAAGACCAGTAAGCGAGAAAGCATCAGCGTAGCCGATACCCGGACGCAACAACTCAAAGTCTTCCCAAGCACGATTAATTGTAGAGTTAAGCAGCATCACAGCCAACGCACTCAAAGCGTTGAACGCAGCAAACGCAAAAATACCGCCCGTAAATGATCCTACAACAGACTGCTTGCTTTCTTTTTCCTCAGTAAGTTTACTCAAAATAGTTTCCCAATCTTGGGGATTCTGTGGACTAGACATAACTCTCCTTTACGATTTGATGTACTCTCTGTCTAGATAAACCATAACGCCTTGCAATTACCGACAAAGACATACCCGCCTTGTGGTTCTCAACAATACTGTCGTTACGTTCAGTTACTTCATTCTTTGACTTTGGTCCGGGCCGCACAGGACCCCACTCCCACGTGGGCAGCGACTCCAGCAATCTAACACGGTCATCTGACAACGCATTCTGCTTATACCGTGTTCTCATGTAACTAACCCAGTTACCCAAGTTGATTTCTTCTCCACTTGGCAAGAACTCAGTGTGACCGCTGGGTGGCATTGCATCACCGTACCGATTCTGGTACTGTACCAAAGCAGTATAATGTTTCTTCCATCGCTCATGGTGGTTCATGAGTCTATCGTAATACAAAGCGAGGCTGGTGTCAAGTGGACGTTAAGATAACTCAATTTCTTTTGAAAGTGACCTTAACCTGCGAACAGTCTCAGCAGTACCTACTTTTTCTGACCACGAAACAATATCTTGTTCAACCTCTAACTCAATCGCCTCCCAACAGCGAATAAACTGCGGGCGATACAAAGCGGGAACATTATCCACAAAATAAAAAAAGTCGTCTACTTCAGGATAACCTTTATAACCACAAAGTGATGCAAGGGCAAAAGAAAGTGACACTTCCCCATCATCGTTCAATGGAGTCGTAGTGGAAATACCACGGGTCTCAATCAAGTCGGCAAGATACGACAAATCAATAAAGACTTTACTTTGCTTTAGTTCCCCGAGACTAGACATGCTATTATCCTAAACAAAAAGCGGGGTCCGGTTCAAGCGACCAGACCCCGCCTAGATAATTTGATTGCCTATCGGCTACCGGCACTTTAACCGATATCCACAATCTCCTCCTTCGGGGTTAGCCTACTTGCCGGTACAAGTATTAATTTACACCCCAAACTTTCATCAGATTGCAACTTTAGAAATTATAATATCGTCCTATCCAACAAATGAGTCACCCGGATTCCACGAGCAACCAGTCAACCCACCTGCCCGTAAAGCATTCAACGTTCTGATAGTCTCATCCACATTCCGACCAGTGTCTAAGTCGTTCACAGTGACAGACCGGATAACGTTAAAGTCGTCAACAATGTACGTGGCACGCAAAGCGACGCCTTCGATGTCGTCCTCAATGCCTAATGTCCGAACTAAGTACAGGCCAGTGTCGGCACCAAGAGTGTGTGAAATAGCGCCAATCAAATCGTTGGACTGTTTCCAGTTCAACTTGCAATATTCGTTGTCTCCACTGAACCCAACAACTGCAACATCATCATCTACAAGACGATCCATTTGTTGAATCTCTGTAGGACAAATAAAGGTAAAATCTTTCGGGTAGAAATAAAATACCTTCCACATGCCGTCGAAGTCATCAAGCGTGATATCGACAAATTCGTTGTTACTATCGACACCAACCATGCCGAACGGGGGAAATTGCTGTGTTACTCCAATCATACAGATATACTACCTGCGTCGAAATAAATAAGCAAGTAGCACTTTCAGTATTATCGGATTGGACACGCACCTGTGGCGCATTCGGCGTCAAACTCATCGTCTGACATCATCGTTGAGCCAGTCAACTTCTCACCGAGTGGTGATGTAGTGCTGAGCACGTGCTCGTACTCATCCTTTGTCAACTCACCCATAGGAGCCTGATCGAATCCGTGCTCGCTGTGCAAGAGGAATGATACAGACTTCATCTCATGCCAGTGCTCAGCAAGGTACTCACGAATACCGTCCAACTCTTCGCTCTTGTAGTAGACCGTCACAGAAATAGCGTTATCCGCCCACACTTTCTGAAGACGACGAACAAGGTCCATCTGCTGAATAGCAGTCATATCCTTAGCCTCAATCGTACCATCAGGGAACGCACAAGGGAACTCAACAACAACTGTACGGTGATCTTCTGAACCATCAAAGTTGCGAAGAGGCTCAACATAGAAGCCCTTTGACCGGCAGTAGTTGACAAGAACGTCACCCGAAGCCATACGCATACGCTTTACAAAGTACTGACTGAAGCCGGGGTGAACACCGGGAGTAACACCCGGAAGAAGGCTCAAAGTACCCGAAGGCTTAATCGTGGTAAGGCGAACAGACTCAGGCCATCCACGCTCTGCTGACCACTCGGCATCCAAAGCACGCAACGAAACATAGGTCTCATCAAGCCAGTCAATCTTGTCCATAGCCTGAGTAACACCAGTAACACCAAGACCAAGACGCATGTTCTGTGAAGTGATCTTGTCCGATGCAGGGTCAAGGTACGACAGAGCCGCAGTCGCCTTCTGCACCTTGTATAGTAGGCGTGCAACATCCTTCAACTCTTCAGGAGAGTCAATCATAGGCAAGAAAATCTCAGACAAGTTGCAAGACTCACGGTTAGCCAGCGGGATTTCGGCACATGGGTTAACGCCGACAATAGACGGATCAGGTCGCTCTTCACCCATACGCCCAAACTGGCGAGAAGCCTCAAGGTTAAAGAAACCATAAGGCTCACCATTGCCCTTGTATCCTTCCCAGATCAGGTCAGGCATGTCCTTCATCTGCTCAGGAGAGACAAAAACAGTGTTGTTCGACATGGCACGCTCAATAGGAATGTCACCCAAGTCCCAACGCTTAGCCATCAAGTAATCCTCGTCGTCAATACGGCCAACAGCAATTTCAGCGCTGCGGCGAACGTTACCGGCAACAACGATAGAGCCAATAATGTTCATGCAATCAAGAACTTCAACTGAAGTCATCGTGCGGCCAACCGCACCATCAAGAACATCACAAATCTTCTCCACACCAGAGATAAGAATGTCAGGACCTGAAGCAGTACCACCGAAGGTCTTGATTGGGACACCGGCAGGACGAATAAGATGCGTGGCGTAACTCATATACTGCGGGTCGTCGTCGCCACCAAGGTAGCACTCAAACACCTTGCGAATAAGATTACCCCAACCCTCACGAGTATCGGGAACGATAAAGTCAGAGTCGTTCGCATCCTGATGTGAAACCCACGCAGAGCGGACAACACCAAGTCGCTCAGGCTTATCACAAGAGAAACCTACGCCGCCGCCAAGCATCAAACGCTCAACAGCCCAAGAAAAGTCAGTTGGCTTCTGAACGTCAACGAACCAGCAGTTAACAAGGCTGTCACCGCCGAGGCGCTGATTGTTCTCAGTACCCAACTGCCACAACATCCGGCCAGCAACTGAACCCTTAAGGTTGAACAGATAGTCATAGAGACGCTGAGCCTCATCTTCCGTCAACTGCGCACCGATACTCTGAGCACCATTCACCACACGTTGAATAGTCTCGTGCCACTCTTCAGTTCGGGCGACAACGTTAGTGCCCTCCTCAAAAATAGGACGAGCGTAGGTACGCTTATAGGTAACGTACCCAAGGCCGTTGAAACCCCAAGGGGGCATCTTGTCAGCATACTGGTCAGCGAAGTCGTCGGAAATGAAAAAAGGGTCCACGTTTGTCTCTCTTTCTGTGGGTGTGATTTAAATGGTTTTAGTATTCTAACGCCTATGGCGAGTCTGCAACTGTCAAGTCATCATGAGACTTGCACAATTTCGTGAAGAAATCATATCACTCTGTAACAGTCGTGTCAAATCGACAAGTCAGCCAACTCTTTGGCCAGTTCAGTCCTGCCGGAAAACAAAAGAAACAATCCAGCAGCCTTCTCCTGAACAGCAACCATTGCTCTACCAGTGTCAACAATGTCAACACTCAACAAACCAACAGCACACAACTTGCGTATAACATCTACGAACTCAACTTCAGACGTGATCCATAGACCGGAGTTAGAAGTGTGATCCATAAGAGAGCCTATACTATCAGATAGTAGACGGCGAGTCAACATAGATTCCAACACTACAGCACCAATGTTTTCCCAGTCCCCAAACAAAGAAAGGGACGGCCTAACTAAACCATCGTGGAGTAAAGACTTCTCGTCCTCGGCCAAGCACACGGCGGCTTCCAAAGCGTAGTGGTCCTCACCTTGAATAGCCAAAAACAAAACAGCGTTATCCTGCAACTCTATCATCGCAAGAACCTGATTCTCGTACACGCAATCCACTAAACAGAACTCACTGGAAAGTGTGACAATTCTCTCCGCATCATCAAACGAATACTTTTCGTCCGCATTATTGACTATAGACTGAACAACTAAAATCAAATCCAACGTGGAGTCAGCAACCATTCCTTCATTGCTAATTAAGAACCCCAAGAACCTGACGATACCTACAGCATAGTAATCATCAATCGCTTCTAAAACAACAACGTCATCCTTCGTCCACGTAGGCACTGGAAAGTTGGAGTCGTTATCAAAAATAGGCATACCCTAGTATAGCAAAAGCCCCCCAGCCTAAGCCGGGGGGCCTTTGAACTAGTCGCTAGGTTTCAGCGACCACTCATCTAATCTCTAGGATCAGGCACTAGGAGCAGCGTCGAAGTCAACCTTGACGAATGCCTCTGGACGCTTCACAGCGAGAGCCAGACGCTCTTCAGCAAGCACCACGATGGCGTTGCGGACGAAGAAGTCTGAGTGCTGTTCCGAAATACGGATTGAAGCGGCCTCACGGTCGTACAACTGAGCACCGGTACCGAAAGCACCAACGAGAGCAGTGCCCTCATCAATGGCAGGAGTGTCGATGACAGGAATACGCCAGACACGTGACTCGGCACCACCAGCAACTGACATGGCAAGAAGGTACGTGCCCTGCTCGTTCTTGGTGAGTTCGATGTCTTCCCAGTCTGATGGGTGGACAATCATGCCGGTCGGCTCGTAGTAGGCGAGGTACGCAAGCGTAGCCGCACGACGAAGAGCGTCAGCCTTAGTGTCAGCAACCGGATCGGTTGCACCATCTGACCATGCATAGGTCTGAATGCCTGAAGTGTTAAGGATACCAGTAAGGTCCTCACCGGTGCCAGCACCTGAGAGAATCTGGTTGTCCTCGGTCAGACGAAGACCGTAAAGGAGTTCGTTGTCGATGATCGAACGCAACTGCGGCTCGTCAGCGAGAACGTTCCGGTGAGCGGCTTCCCAGTGAGCGATGGTACGAACAGGAGCCTGCTCGCCAACGAAAGTCATTGACGACTGTGGCTTCGCACCGAAGTTGCTTGAGGAGTACTCAGGAACAACGGACGCAGCGTTCGTGAAACCGCTCTGACGGAAGTACTCAATGACAGCAGCGTTGGTGGTACGTGCCGGGAAAAGGTCACGCACACGGCTACGACGCTGTGCAATTGGGACAATGCCATCACGCTCAACAGCACCAAAGGCGTCAGGGGTGCCGGTGGGCAGACCTGAGTAGATGTCCTTGGTGTGAAGTGACTTGGCTTGGAAAGGAGATGACATGTTAACGCCAGCCTTACCGCCCTGAAGTGACTTGAACTCTTCTGAAGCAAGGAACTGCTCGCCAACCGAACCACGACGGTGAGCGGCAACCTCAGCCTCAACGCCCGCAGCAACCTCAGCAGCGACTGACTTGTACTCAGCCTCTGATGACCATGCTGACACGTCACGAAGAGCGGTCATGTCCTCAATAAGACCCTTGATTTCACGAATCTGGGTCATGTTGTTCTGGAATGCTGACTTCTTCTCGTCGTCAGCGATGAGGGTGCTACCCTCAAACTGCATCGAATCAGCGATCTGCTGCTGCTCTGACATCTTTGAGTCTAGAGCGCTCTTCAGTTCGTTGAGCCGACCTTCATCAAAACTCATGTTGTTCTCCTTAATGTTTGAGTTTCACATACTGTTAGATGACAGGCGACCCAACATAAAAAAATATGGTGGCGGCACCAGTCACTTATTATGCTAGCACCAACGTAAAGAGAATCACGGGAACTTTTGTAATAATCTGTTTATGCGGTACTAAATACTAGTGTAGTGTATATCACTCAGTTAGATCAAGTAGTCTACTTGCGAGTGGACCGTGGATGCTTCTTAGGGAGCAAATCGTTGTCGGTTGTGTACTTAGGGTTTGACGGTTTACCGCTAGACACAAGTCTTAAGAATGCGTTGACACGGCCCATTGCCCATTGCTGGCGTCCCATGCCCGGACGGTGAGTAGCGGAGAAAGCCCCAGCCCCTCGTCGCCATACGGCTTTCAACATTCCGAGAGTGACACGACGCTCTTCCTTGTTGCGCTTGTCCATCTTCTCATTGTGCTCTTTTACTTTATTCTTTAAAGATGCCTCAACAGCCGCCGACAATTTGATACCACCACGAGTACCAGAAGCCGTTCCCGGCTTATTCCGACGTGAACCACTAATACGCTCAGACGGCTTAGCAGGAGTCTTCGGATCATTCGGACCATATCGTCTAGCCGCCTTCTCCCGAGTCTTCCAATTATCAGGGATCAAGTCAGTTCGTCCCAATGCACGGGCACGCTTCATTATATGCCTTTTAGCCGCTTCACGATCTTTACCAAGTCCGTAAGCCTGAATAGCATTCCGAAGATCGCCCACATCACGAATAGGGTACGAGCCATCAGGAAGGGCTAGACCCCGCTTCGCATAATCCATACGGCGGGCACGGGTGTAGAAACGCTTCTCTTCAATAGTCTCAAAAGACTTCTGAGTGCCCTCTACCCGCTCAACAATATCTTTCGCCCACGTATATCCGGCATCGCCGCCCCACAGTGCCCAAGCGATCCGACCATTAGATGGGAAACCCTTCTCGCCGGGACGATAGCCCTCAGCCTTTGAATCACTCTGATGACGATCAAAATACGCCTTTACTCTCTTGACCGTGCGATAAGGAAGATTCTTACCATTCGCAATATCACGAGCACGAGCAATGCCGACCATCGTTCCACCACGGCCAGTCTCACGACGCCACTTCAAACCCTTCTTGGCTTCTTCAACCATACCAGCAGTAGGTTTAAACGAATCGCTAGCAGCAGCCTTACCTGAAACCAACCCACCTCCGGGCAAAGTTTCAATACCACGAGGGCCACGCTCACGCAGATTCTCCCAAACACGACGATCAACGACCACACGGCGTGCCGGTCGCTGTGCCCTCAAAATACGAGAACGACCAGCGCCAGCATTGCCGTGAGCCGCATTATGTTCTTCAGGTGTAGAACATGGTGCCCAAACACCCTGACGGATTTGGTGAGCACCAGTACAACCTAGGCGAACAGCCGCCATTTCGGCTTCATCACGAGTCTTGAAAACGCCCTTGGTTTTAGCAGCCTTAAGGGACATCATGTCTTCAATTGCTTTACGCCGTGTCTGGGTTTTCTTCCATTCACGGAAAGCAGGGTTACCTAACTCAATGAGTTTCATCAAGTCACGTGGAGACTCGCAAGGACCCCAAGCATCGTCACCAACTCGGTGCGAACCAGAACAGCCCAAAATGCGTGACAGTTCTTCCGCTAGTTTCTTTGTTGGTACCGTCTGCCCAACTAAGGGGTCCTTAGCCATTTTATTACTCCATGTTAGTAAGCATAAATAGAATTAGAATTCTTCACATAACTATTATATGCGCCTGTGTAGATTGCGTAAGTCTCCTTCACGGAATCATCGAAGAATCCCGACCGGTGAAGATGACTCTTAAAGTCTGGGTATGTAATCGAAGAAAGTAGATACTTTCCGATAACTTCCCACTCCGCCTTGCTAATCACAATGCGGAACTCGTAGTCTCGTTCCGGGGTGACAATGATTTCGTGAGAAACCTCTGCCGCCTCCATCAAATTTTCAAGGTACTGGCGATGACGGGTGCGAACAACCATCTCATTTCCAGAATAGTCTTCGACAACCGAATAAGCGCCGTGCTTTGTGTACATCCACATGTTTTTCTCCTTTCGTGTGAATCATACAATTATAGCACGACTCCTACTTGTCTGTCAACTTAACCCACTTCAAGTCTTTGAACAACTCAGGATCATCAACAAATTGGCGGATATATTTAGGACTTGCATCTCCACGAGAAACAATCTCCCACTGCTCGGCGGGAGGACGCTTTCCGAAGTCTGCCCTAAACTGTTTATGGTCTCTTGAAGCAAAAGAATCAGGCTTCAAAAATACTTTCAATGTTTCGTTTTTTGGGTCCCAAGCCCAAACACGCTCAGCCGCCAACGGACTGAAACCCAACTTTCGTCTATCTGAAGGACGTGCCCGCTCAAGAGCCATCGCCCTTACAGGAGTAATCGGAAGATCAAAAGCAAAAATCATTCTGAATCATCTCCCTGATAGGCAGACTTAACGGCGCTTAGTTCATCTGGCGACAATTCAGATATAACTAGTTTCGTAAAAGGGTCTCCCGCAGGCGTCACACCGTCTTCTTCGACCGTGAAACTAATGCTATCACCGTCAATCTCCGGCTCTAATGTAATTGAGTCTGTTAAAAACTTTAAATCGTATTCTTCGTTAGTATTAGTCTTAACCCTAAGCCGTCGTGGATCAGAAGTGGAGGTAACTGTGAACCCGTTGACGACCATCGCATCGTCTCCCTTAACTTTGATACGTCCTTTAATTTCATCAGGAAACTCAATATTTCCAAAAGGATTAACCTTTTTGTCCAACAAGAAGAAATGCGCTTTAGTGAACGGCACAAACCGTAAATAGCCTTCTTCGTTTTCTCCTTCGTCTGTAAACCACTTCGGAAGTTTTTCTAAATCTAACATCTGCACCCTGCCTTTCTTCTTTAAATTATACCCGGATCAAAGGTACTAGTGCTAGGTGTAGCAGGAGTATTTTCTGATACGTTAATTTCTGCGGTCTTGAATGTGTCTAGTTTTCCAGTGATCTTTGCACTCGGAAGTTGTGCCCGCTTAACAACTGGGCCTAACTTCATGACAGGACCGTTCGGACCTTGCTCCCAAACCACGAAACGATATCCCGACCCGCTCTTCACAATAATGTTTCTGCTATTCAAAACGCTCAAATCAATATTGCTGTCACGGATGTCGCTCTCAAGCGATTCAAGACTTGTTGACGACACATCACCTAAGTTAACCATAGATTCAGCCCACGGAACCTGATGAGGAATGTACACCTCATTTGATGAAGAGGCTGTTTGATTGCCATTAACATAATGTTGCCATGGACCACCAGTAGAACTCCACTTCTTAGGTGTCGAACTATGAGGGTTACCCCACACGTCAAAGTCGGCCCACTGGGCATCTAATTTACCGACCATATCATCGCTAAATAAAATTACACCAGAAGAACCATCAGCGCCGCTAGTAGCGTGGTCTGCCATACGTAGATACATACCTTCACCTGAACCGGTAGCAGCGTCGGTATCTCCAGACATGCCTCGTCTATTAGTAAACGCCGCAGCACTTTGCGACTTTTCAGCCCTATCCAGAGAACCGGTATGTGATCCATCAATGAACAGTCGGCTAATCAACTTTTGCCGCTCGTCAGAGCCTCCAATACTGATGTTCTGGTTAGAGTAGAACCACGGTACTTTAGGAACATTGCCAGTGTGCTTATCAGATTGTCCTAATTTTTCTGCCCGTAACTTTCCTAATTCTTTTGCCGCCCGCTTTGATGCTTCAGGAGTTAAAGTAACATGAGCCTTACCTCCTGCCAGCGAATAAGAAATATCTTCAGGCTTAATACCGAAAGCAGATAAATTACTTAACGCCGTGCTAATTGTTTCAGGACTATCGTAGTCTGTACCATATCCACTATGATAAGTCGGTGAAGGATTCTTACCTGCATCCATCTTTGTGGCATGTCGCAAGAAGTCACGAGCCAACTGATCCCTGATTTGTGTTTCTGTAGGAGGCGAAGCGTCAACGCCAATTTTAGCAAAAATGCTTTCAATGCTAGCCTGCGTTGCAGTGCCATCCTTTAGAGATTCCCTAGTATCCCCGCCAACAAAGACACGGACACGACGGTTTAGCCCATGCTCCCCACCTTGTCCAGTGGCTACTTCAGGGTAAACCATCACCTTAACATCACCAAAATCCGCAACCCGTACAAGGCCATCGTCACTAGGAATAAATTCATTACCACTCCCCGGACCATAAGAAGAGGAAAGGGTAGTTCTTCCAGCACCATCAAACTTACTCTTTGAAATAGTCGTACCGTCTATAGACGAATCAACCTTCAAAGTAGGTGAGTTCGTTCCAGAAAAATGAAACACTGTTTCCTGTGCGCCAGAAATTTTATAAGATGGGATATCACTAGAGTCAATCTGATCAATCAAATTCTGATGTGCTTCAGGGGAAAGATTTAAAGAGAACTCGGCATTCTTAACAAACTTCGTCTCTCCATCGTTCACGCCGCCCTCATTTACAAAATGTCCAGCAGTAAAGGAAACTTTCTGACCCTGAATTGCAGGACCGTCCAACGAAAACTCATTCACCACCGGCATTGGGCTATATCCGCCATCATCCTTGCTGTTTATCTGCGAAGGACTATTCATTGCCTTAACTACACCCTGCGACGAGGACTGTTGAATGTTGGTCACATCATTCGCTGAAATGGAAAGTTTAGAAGCCAGTGGGCCAACACCCTCAGCATAAGTATCAGGATCGGTTGGATTTCCATTAGGGTCAGCAATCTTACCAAACTTAGAAGATGATTCAGGCGGAGTGAACATCTTAATGGACGGCGACAGTTCTGACTCTAACTCATCGTCAGTCAAAGCATCATCAGCAAAATCCTTACCCAGTGCAGTCTTCCACGCCCCGTGGCGTTGTGCAACAAAGTCAGAAATCTCTAACAAGCGGCCAGCCTCTTCCTCAGTTAAATTGCCAGCATCAACCTGATCCCGGATTCGTTTCTGAGAAGCCTCCACATCGAATCCGCTCAGTGCTTTCTGTGTTTCAGCAATAATGGCCTTACGATCTTCAGCCGGAAGACTCTTGATGCTTTCACCAAACCTAGAACCAAAGAATTCTTCACCAAACTTTTCGTCGTGGGGAATGAATGCTTTACCAGCATCAAAGGCAAAGACTGATTTCTTGCCGTTAGCATCCACCATGTTGACCCTGTTAGAACCGTGGTTATCTGGCTCACCAATTAGATATTGCTGAGCAAGCATGGCACCCATCTGCTTATGGTTAATTGTTGACCCGCCACCTTCGTTCATGTCTAACACGTTACCGACATGCTGAATAATCATAGGGCGGTTGGTTGTATCACCAAACTTGGTAACCTTCTGCCCATAAGGCCCTTCAGCATCACCGCTAACAAGGTAGTCGTTGCCAGCAAATGTCACATCAGGAACAGGAAGTCCCAAGTCTTGTGCCACAATCGCTGCTGAAGATTCAGACAAGTGCTCTTTATCGTTGCGGGCGGGCTTCTTCAGAACGTAAATATTTCCGGTTTCTTCATCACGGAACATCTTGGTCGGGAACCCGACCTGACCATTGATGCCCTGATCACCCGTAGGAATCTCAACGTAACGGCTAACTGACCCGTCGCTAATAGCGTCAAACATTTCATCGTTGACATCAAAGTCGGTTAACAAGAACTCTGGATCATTCAAAGCATCGACAGTGCCAGAGTCTGCCAACAGTTGTGCAGCAGCCTCTCGCTTAGCCCCATCATTCTCATCAATAGTTGCAGCAACTTTTTTAAGAGGTAAATCTGTCTGCTTTGACTTTTGCACCATATCGTTATTGGGTACAAGAGATGCTTTATGCTTCGTTGGAGTCAGTGTATCTTCAGGAATACCCCCAGAAGATTTTGTCGGGCTAGAACTCTCATTTAAGTTGTTGATAACAGAAGTCTGGAACTTCTCATTCTTTTCCCCAGTAACACCGCCACTAGTAATCCACGAATCTAAATCTTGGGCAATCTTCAAATCACGTGCTTTACCAACAGTATTTGTGGTGTCTTTGTCAATGAAACTAGCCACATCAGCAGGATCAGCAAAAACAAGATCATCTGTCTCGTCGTTTCCATCAATATTAAACTTATCTGCACCATTGCTGACCTGAGCAATGAAGAAATAGTTCTTACTACCGCCCCCGCCACCATACGACCCATTTAAGGCACCAACAACATTAACATCGTCTGCCGACAAACCTGTTTCTTCAAACAACTCCCGCATAGCCGCATCATGTACAGTCTCACCATTGTCGATTCCGCCCTTGCTGAATGTCCAACCATAACCGTCAAAGTTGTCCTTAGTGTGACGCACCATCACACGACCAGTCTCCCGGTCTACTACGAGGACGCCAACACGAGTCTTAGGATCGTTGATATCGAAATCGGGATCATCAAACAAAGTTGCTGGATTGGCTTTTCCAATCTGCTCAGCATTAAAAGGCTCATCATCATAAATGTTTTCTACATACTTGTAATTACTTGCCGTAGACTTTACGCCCGTGACATTGCTAGCGCTCTCGTCAATGATACTGTCTGGTACATTCGTGGTATCATTGAGGTCAGGATTGTTTACAGCGTCCTCAACCTTGCTCGCAGGATGGAACCCATCAGGATCAGGGTCACCCATTTCTAAATCTGCGTTATCAACTAGAGCATCTTGTTTATTCTTAGCGTCACGTTCTTCACGCTCCACGCCAAGCAACTCTCGTGCTTTCTTCATTGAGGCAGATGGAGGAGGCTCAAAAGGATCGTTCTTCTTCTTATCAAAAGATTCGATGTATCCGTCAAGTTCTTCGTCGGTCAAAGACTTTATAAAATTGTCAACCGGCTTGCCAAACTTATTACGCTCTTCAAAGAAGCCCTCTGTAGACAAGTCTTTGTTGGTCGGCGGTTGCTTAGAAACACCTCGCTGCTTATCACGAATAGCCTGAACCAGACCAATCTGTGCAATCCGGTCCTCAATTACCTTGCTAGGTGGACCACCCGCAGCCTGCTGGGCAGAATTTTCAGCAATGTGAGCCTGCTTATAGTTTTCTAAGTCCTCGTCAGATAGACCATTCAAAAATTCAAGCGTATCGACGCTGCCACGTGCTTTTGCGAAGCCCTGCGAAGAGTAATCTACGCCGGGAGAAGGTAACTCATCGGCAGGAGTCTCTATATCTACCGCACCAGCCGCATCGCCAGCATCACCCGGAGGGTCTTCAGGAGGCTTGATCGAACTTACAATAGAATCACGACGGTTCGGCGCAAGCCTACCCACGAAATCTTCGTAATCTCCATCAAACGACCCGTCATCTTGGGCACGCTTCAACTCGTTAAGTTCAAGCCAATCGTTATACCGACGACGCTCAACACGAGCATCTGTGCTGTTCTTGTTTGCTTTTAAGTACTTACGAATATCTTTTTCAGAGAAATCGTTAATACCCTTGTTTAAACGACTTGCCCAGAATCCTGACAAAAAGTTAAACTCTGACTGAACAGCATTATCTAACTTACTCTTATCCTCATCTGACAAATCACGAAGTTCAGGAACGTCTACCTTCTTGCGGCGACCACCAATAGAAAGTTGACCAAAGTTGTCCAGTTTTTCGGGCTTACGTGGAGAATCGAACTTCTTCGGAGCCTGAGGAGTCTTAGGAGCGGGTGCAGCAGAAGCAGCAGGACGACGCTCACGCCGATCACGGCGAGAAGTATCAGGATCAACAAAATCAGCCAACCTATCCATGATGTTAGCAATAGCATCAAGGATACGACGGCCAATACTACGATCTTTCTCATTCTTCGCAGGATTATCAGTAAGACGACCAGCCTCCAAACCAGCAGCCTTCTCAACAGCCTTATATGCCTTCTGAATCTCAGGAATATCAGGATTCTGGAAATCCTGATCGTCCAACACATTCTTCAAATTATCCAACGCATCTGCCAACGGCTCACCACTAAGCAAATCACGATCTTCATCAGTTAACTGAGCAGCATTACGACGCTCAGCAATACTAGGACCAATCTTCCCCGGACGCTTATCCTCAGTCTTATCCAAAACATTAGCAAGTTTATCCATGACATCAGCAAGACCATTCAAAGCATTATCATACTTTTCCTTGATTGCTGCGCCAAGACGCTCACGCCGAGAACCCCGCTCCAGCCTACGCTGACGACGCTTCTCCATAGCGTCCTCAATACGGATACCCAAATCGACAAGACTATTCACGACAGTACGTGGAAGAGAATAGCCACAATTACGTCCAAACTGGTCAGCAATGCGACCACCATAACGAGTTCCCGGAGGACACCTGTAACGGTTCAAGCCCGGATCAAACAAAGCCCTAGAACGGCCACCAGCACGACGTGCGCCACCACCAATCCGCTTTACCTGAATGTTTTCACGGTTAGCCGCAAAGATAGCAGCCCGAACCTCAATCAACTCGTGATAGTTAGCGGTTCGATGTGTGAGAGAGGTAATCGTCTTGGTGGACAAGAAAAAAGGGTTTGACACCTTCTCTTCTGACATGATTTCGTAAACAGGCGCATCTTTTGCACGACGAGGAGCAGACCGAGACAAGAATGTCTCGTACACCCAGCGAGGAACTGTAAGCGACTTGCCACCAGCAGTCTGAACACGAATCAACTCGTTCTTACTAGCACTAACTTCAAACTTGTTGTTTTTAAGTTCACCAAACTCAACAGTCAACCTACCGTCTGTCCCATCCGCATAATTACGAATAGCAGCACTAGGATCAGGCAAGTCTGCGGCACGCCGCAAAGAAGTCGGGAACACACGACGCAAACTTTCAACCTCGGTAGGAGACAACTCTCCACCAACTCTACTCACACGTACAGCACCAGACTCAGGAATATCAACATAGATATCACGAAGACCGGTAGAGAAAGCAGGAACAATATCCTTACCAATTTGACCGCTCTCATAACGATCAATCAGTGTACCATCAGCCAAGTCGTCAAACTCATCAAGTTTACCAAGAGCCTGCAATGAAACAACAGGTTCAAGGATCACGCCATCCCTACGGACAGCACGAACTGAAAAGTCTTGCTCGTCGGCTCGGGCAAGAACAGTGTTAATTGAAATCTGGCGGCGAGTTGGGCTACCCTTCTTAGGTGCTACAGGAATCTGCGCCGCACGAATAATATCATAAGGATTACGGTTGCTGCGAAGATCGCCAATCTCACGCACAAGCGAAGCATCCCTAGCCAAAGCAGCCAAAGCACGCTGAGCGCCAGAAGAAGGCGAACCTACACCTTTACCCGGAATACCCAAAATCTGTGCGCCACAAGTACTGAACTGTGCGTTCGTAAAAGTGCCGCCCTTCTGGAAACCCGGAGGACAACGGAACTTGTTGCGTGCGCCCCTACCAGTACGGCCAGCACCACGAATCAAACGACGGCCACTCGGCAACCCACGACCGCCACCCGGAGTCAAAGTCTCGTAAATCTGCGAACGGATAGGACTGCGAATATCTGAAATGTCACCCGGAAGAATAATTGTACCAGCCGCCTGAGCCGCCTGACCTGCACGGCTAGAACTACCAAAAACGCCAACACGTTTTTCGCTGACCTCGCCATTAACCGGAACCTTCGCAGTATACATGGCGAACATAGCCGCCTTCATGTCAACAGCGGATTGACGGCCAGCAATAGGCTGTACTAAAACACCACCGAAGTCTCTAGATTCACGAACGGCAATGCGTAAAGGTGAAACCTCAACAATTTCGTTATGTGAAAGCAACTGTGCTGACTTGGCACGACGAGCAGTGCTCCTAACACGCCGAACACTACGACTACGACGCTTTCCACCTC